AAATACTCGTGTGATTTAGTACATCTATCCTTCACACTTTCAGGCATTGGATTAGGTTTATGCCATATAATATCTTGTCTTAAATACCATCCATCTGCCCTCAATGCAAACGCTAACATCCATGGAATACCTATGAGATCTTTCTCTTTTAGTCCTTCTAATTTGTTTGCTCTTTTAGCACATTTATCAGGTAAATCTTGTTTATTATTTGATACAGTTTGTTGTACTAATGCTTGTCCTTTTCCAGGACGATAGTTATAATAACTGTCACCAATATTCAACCATAATGTACCATCATCAGTCAATACATTCTTAACTTGTCTGAATACTTCAACTAATTGTTGTATGTATTCTTCAGGACTTTGTTCTTGTCCTATTTGATTATCTTCTCCACCATAGTCTCTTAAACCGTAATATGGTGGAGATGTGACACACATTCTTGCTGAATTGGGTAAGAAACCACACAAGGTCTCTCTACAATCACCATATAAAATTGTGTCTCTCATTTGATTATATCCCATATCATTCTCACTATCATCATAGGTATTATGATATAGTAAATCCACATCACCCACATACCAAATTGATTATAGGCACTACCACGTTTATAGTTACTGACTGGTGGAATATTTCTTTTCCACACATCACTTGACATATAATCTTGTTCTTTAATCATTAGAATTGTTTAGGGTGAGTAACAACATCACCATGAATCTCTCCAATGTCATCTATATGAGCATGGTCAATCGATTCAATGTGTAAATGTTCTAATGCTTGTGCTATTCTTTCAAGACTACTTGCAATTCTATGAAATTCATCACTCATAATAATCACCTTTAGTATAACATGGTACACCTGCTGGATCTAACCATTTTGTGTACTCTAAATCCTCAATTGCAATACCAAATTGTACTTGATTATCACACAAGTACATATCTTTATAACTGTGTTTGTATTCATCAAACTTTTGAATACGACAATCAGCAGTATTATTCTCTAGTGTACCATTGGTAACAAAACGATATGGATACCGTTCATGTATAACAACTGTGTTACTCATTGTCTTGCCTCATTGTAAATATCTTCTAATTCATCCTCACAATAGTAACCAAGTACATCTTCATTCAATTCAATTTCAGGATTTAACCACTCAAAGAATTCATCTGCAATTGCCATTGCATCATCTATTCTATCATTTCTCATTAGATACCTGAATCTACGGTGTCTGTTCTTCATAATAGTATCAAATTGTCTTGATACACTTGTTTGTTCACTAATAGCACTCATTTGATCTTTACCTCCAATTTGTTATTTAAATGGTCGTAAGATATGAATTCATACTTATCTGGTAATGCTTTTGCTACACCTCTTGCGAAGTCATTAGCAAAATAACCATGATATTTCCAAAACAATTGTAACTCTCTGGTAGAGATACTTTGCTTTGGTTTGACCTTTAAATTGTCATCAATTGGTTCAAGTAGTTCAAGCACATGCTCGGCAACTACATTGTAACGTGATCTGCTCATTGTGTTTTAGTGAATGAAAATGGATTTAACACTATTTAATATGAGACTTCTATCTTACTGTGTTATTATAACACTAAATGAATGATTTGTAAAGATAACCTCCAGTCCATTCAGCATATTTTAAACAATCATTTCGAGATTGTTCATCTAATAGGTTATAACGTACACCTTTTGCTGGTGACTTATAACTTGCTGGTTTGAATACATCACCAGTCTCTTTATCAACAAAAGCATGAGTAGATTGATCTCCACGAGAATCTATTTCTAGGATCTTGTGATACTTTCTACCAGTCTCAAAGATAAATGACACTTTAGTGATGCCTAACTTGAGCATCTCAAGTCTTTCTTTGGTAGATTTACTATCAGGTCTTGATATGAGTGTTTGCTCACTCAACCTGATAGAATGATGTATGTAATGGTCTACAAGTGCGTTACAAAGCAATGCAGTGTACTTTAACACAGTAACCTTATTGGATAGTTCAGTCATTTTTAAACTCAACTTGCTCAACTGCTACAACTTCACGAGTCTTATCAAAATGAGCATCAGCAATTGCCACTGCTTCATCATATGATTTTGTGAACTTGCATGGTTGCGTGAAAACAATAAACATAGTAAATGAATTGTGAACTCTTATAGTATAACCACAAAGAGGGGGTTATGTACTATTTGGTGGACACTTTGATTAGTGGCACACACAGACCCTCCTAGGGGTCTCTCTGTGCTATTAATAAACATCTAACTCCTGTGGGAGATATTCTTCAGCATCATACAATAACTCATTGGATGCTGATCTAATAATTGATTCTCTGTAATTGGGATCATCAAATACATCAATTACATTTGATCCTTCATAGTCTGGGTTCATGTAGAATGGTGGCGGTGGTTTCCAGTTAGTAGTTCAATTTCATCAAATCTTATGTTAGGTACTACTATCCTAACTTCTCTTCTTCTCTCACTTGAGTTGGGATTGTGTATTCTTATAGTAACACAATCATCACAACTAAATGCTATCTCTCCTATGTCATCTCTGTATTTAACCTTCAGACCTACGGGCAACGTATTGTTCGGCATTAACTCTTTTAACTTCTGTGACGGTTGCTTCAGGGTAGAGTCTTGAGACAATGAATCTGGCATGGTCGTCTGTATCTGCTATTATGTAGGTATCAACGGATATATTACCATATCCTATCGGTTCCCAGTCGTAGTCTTGTAGTAATGTTACAACGAAACAATTACCTTTTTCTACATGATAATGTAGATCATGTATCATATCAGACTTAACAGTCGTAGCATTTGTTGTGCTGGTCATTGACTTGTTGATTTAATGATGTAATAGTTTGAAGCATCACAGTTTCTTTCTTCTTAAGTCTCTCTACTTGAAATTGTAGATCAGCAATAAGATCTTGATATTCTGTGATTAGTGCTTGTTCAGTAGAAGACATAATTGCCTACTATTTGAATGGACAAGATATATGTATAACTACATAAATTCTGCCATATAATAGTCAACTGTCACTTCTTTCTCTGCTGCGAGATCTTCAATTGCTAGTTCAAAACAATCATCAATTGATAGTTTACTCTTATCACTCTCTGATAAGTTGTCTCTGTCGATTTCTTGTGCCATGATGGAAAATAGTTTGTTGAGGTGTTCATCAGTAACATTAATCATTATCATCCTCCTCTACATCTTCACCTATCTTAATGGTATCAAGTGAGCGTAAGGCATACATCATTTGTTTGATGTCTCTTACTCTATAACTCAATGACTCTTGATCTTGTATTCTTGTCCTTGCGAGTTGAGATGTATCTCCTAACTCTAGGTTGATAATCTCATCAGTATAGAGATGAATCATTTCAAGTTTCATAGTTTACCTTTTAGATTAAGAAAGTCACCTTGACGTTTGAATCCCCACTTGTCATAGACTACGGGAAATGTCTCTGCTTTGTATCGTAACTCATAGAACTCTTCATCTGATAGTTCCCAGTCTAATATCTTACGAACATTAGATGCGTTACGACACTTGCGAGACTTGAATAGTTTCATCTTCCATTTCTCTTCAGTCTCTTGAAATGTTGGGGGAAACTCTTTATATAATGCTTGAGCATTGATACTATTGTATCGCTGATTGTCGTAGTGTTGTGAATAGAATTTGGTCACTTGTTTGCCTCCTCCTCTTTCTTTGCATAATAATTATCAGTCACAGACTCTAATTCAGCAAAGATCATATCAATATCTTCTCTAAATTCAGGGTCGTAAGAGTAATCATCTGAAGGGTTAATGTATCCCTCCATGACATACAGTATAGTGGAGATCTGTCCACCTGTCAAGTTTAATCGGTGAGTTGTGTTTTCGTAAGTCATTCTTTTACCTCAAGACCTTTTGATGTGAGTAGGAAATCGTATTTGCGTGTGACTAATGCTTGAATAACATCAAGTAGTCTAGGTACTAATGTTTCGTTTGTACCTTCATCTTGATAATAATCATCCCACTCTGATACATAACCAACACAATCTTCATCATATCCACCATCAATATATGAGGGTGCATACATTAGACTGTTGTCATCATCAAAGAAGAATGTCATACCAAAGAATTCAGAATTAACTGTGACTGTTGGTTTCATTTTAATCAAATGCAAAGGTAACTTCAAAGAAATCAGTAAAATCCTGATAGTTTGTTATTTTAAGTGGACATTCATTTAACCACTCCTGAAACTCTGAATAAAGTTCTTCTTGTTCAGTTCCAGTTAAGGTAGCATCAAAATCAATCATTCAACCTCCTCAATTTCGTAAACATCATAATCATCATCATCAATAAATTGCCAGTCAATACCTGATGATCTGGAGATTGACTCTGCTTCAATCTTGTCGTATGCTTCAATGTAAGCAACGTAGTTTGTTACTCTTGAAGCAACAATTCTGTATTCTTTTAGTTCAGTCATTGGCAATAGTGTCCCATACTGAAATGTACAATCTTAACCAGTCTCTCTGGTAATCAGATAATGCTGGTTCATCATCTACAGTAGCAGTGTATAATATATCATCTGCACTTGCCAATGGTAAATCATGTAAAGTGCAGAAATCAGTTAATACTTCTGATAGTAGATCTAGTCTGTCATTAATAACGGACATTGTGTAATTTGCGGTGGAGATCGTATGTAGTATAATTTGTTATATCTCTCTCATACTCATCCAATCTATCCCAATTCTTTGCTAGATTCTTCTGAAATGTATTCAATCGGTCATCAATGATCGCTTTGAGTACATCAAATTCATGCTGCTCTAGTGATAGTTTTCTCATACTACTACCTCTGATTTAACATTGATCTTCTTGAAAGTCTCAATACATGTAAGTGCTTGAGCGTAAGTCCTGAATGAGATCTTTCTTGCGAATTGCTCATCTGGGAACCAATAGCGAAGTGTTGTGTTCATAATAAAGAAGAAAGACCTAGGGGATGTTAGTTCTTTTATCGGTTGCGAACCGAGAGGCACATCCATCTCCTCGTTTCCATACTGTTAGTATAACAGATTTGAATGGTCTGTAAACCAGTTAGGGGACAGTTTGTTTACTGTCCTCCATTAGTGAGTGAATACCCACCATTAGTGTAAGATCCCATCACAGTGTCACCATGACGTACTTCAGCATAACCATACTCTTCAGATAGGTCAAGACATAAACCCCAGCAGTCATCAAGATCAACAAATGAACTGTTCTCAAATGATGCTGAAGGGCAATGAACTGAATACCTCATGGACTCCTTTGTTGTTTACTATTCTATTATAATGCGTCTAGGTCACTGTGCAACTTTCTATGTGCCACTTTGTTGACTGTCACACCCTCTGTGAGAGGATAGCACAATTTATCGTACAATTCACTGCACTTACCATATTGTTCTTCAATAATGGTCTGTTCATCCTTACCTAGTGCCATTAAAGCACTGGTAAGGATACGCAATTCATTCTCTGATAGTACCATTGAATAATGATAACCTTTATCATCTATTAGTATATCATCCATATATTACCTCACCATGTATTGCAGTTTGTACAAACCAGTCTGCCATATCAGCATCACATACATTATTCTCTGGGTTGATTATATACTCATACACCATTGCTCTTCGATCATCAGATAGACCAACTTCATTAACAGTTTTTGCACCAGCAATCTTTACAATTGCTCTTTCAAGACAATCTTTAGTGAAGTCAAACTCTGACTCTTCTTCAGCATCATGTATGGTAGCAACCAACTTACCATCTACTGTCTTGTAATCTAATTCATCTGCCCAGTAGTTACAACCGTAACCTGCCATCTCTAAAATACCATCTAACTCTTCATCAGATAGTGTGTATTCAATTGTCAATGTTTGAGTCATGTGTTTGCAAGGATAAGAAGTTTACCTAATAGTCTAGCATTTAATTGTGCCGTATCATCATCTATATATGTCTCACATTCATTTCTCATCAATCTAATGAGTGTCTCCCACTCATCAGACATCAGATTTGTTGCTGGAAGTGGGAGTGCATGACCCCACGCATATTGATCGTTTTTCATTTTAACCACTTTTCATCAGTTGTTTCTAATAGTTTACCTACCTTATACTCATATCCATCACATCTTTCAACCTCTTCATAATGTTGGCAATGTTCAAAATCAGATGCAATTCTCTTTGCTTCAGTTTTATTTTCTGCACCAACTGTTACTGAATAATATACAACTTTCTTTGCTTCAAATGTGTAAGCATTTAATAGATCAGACATTAGAATTAACCTCCAAATTGATTGAGTTGTTTAGGGTATTGTTGGGTTACATTATCAACTAACTCATCCCATAATTCTTCATCTTGGTTATCAATCTCATCCTTTAGTTCTTCTACTGAACCTTCATGGTAGTATGCAGATAGTTGATCTGTTGCATAAGCAACAAGAGTTTTCATATCCATACCGTCAACAACTAACTCAACATACTGTTCAATTACTTGTTCTTTAATTTCTTGTGTAATATTATCCAATGGATCATCTATCTCATCAGCAAATTTATAGTCATTAAATATGACTTGCTTTGCATCTAATTCACTATTAGTTGCATCAGAATTAGCGTTTCTTATGAAAGACATTAAAAGTTCCTCCATATATGTACACCATGATTAAATTCTATCTCTTCAAAATCATATCCTAGTCCACTATCCCATGTTCTTTGATAATCTATACAAACCCATGATGGAATATCATCTCCACTGGAGTCTAGGTATTCTTGTACAAACTCTTCCACACCTTCATAGTATCCATAATATGCTTCAGCACAATTCTCTACATTCTCTACATAATTATTCTCACACCATAAATCTACTGCCTCTTGTTCAGTTCCTTCAGTAGTATAGATGTCATCAATTGCTTGCCAATAGTCCTCAATATATTCTACTTTATGCTCACCATATTTGTCGATAAAGTCAAGTGCTTTATCCCAATCGAAGTCATTAATAAGACTATCTTCAATTATTTCTTCTATATGCTCAACCGTTGCAGGTTTTAAAGATTCTTTTGTCACTGGGTGTACGGGTGTCGAAGTGGTCATAATAAAGAAAAATCAGTGGGTTAAAAGTAAAGTAGTGGGCATGGTCAAGAGGTGCTTCACCCTATCCTAACCAGTCGTGCCAGTATAATTAAAGGTACTAACTCATGCCCACTATGTTATGTAAACTAACCTACTCTCTGGACTAACACCTCTAGCACTGCTAGAATGTCATTTCCAGTCTCACAATCAGCAAAAGTCTCAAGTAGAGTTGCATAATTTGTTTCAACAGTCATTTTAAAAAAGTAGGTAAATGGTTTACAGTGTGTTAAGAGACTAGGGTAAGTAAATTACTCTGACATCATGTGACTACTTCTCACCAAAAATGGAATTGTTAGTCTAGTCAGAAACCTAGTGATCCCTCAACAATATGTACTATACATCAGATTGAGTATAGTGGGGAGATTAGTGGACACTTTGTGAAGTGGCATACTCTAACCTCTGTGTCATGTGCAGATCATTTAAGGTGGCAATACAATTGTTTACCACTCTACGGATGACCTGACGAGTCGGTGTACTCGCAAACTGTTCAGTGTATGGAGCGTACTCCTCAATGATACGGTTGACGCAAATTGATACATCACTTGTGCCTATCTCATCCTCATAACCATTGGTGAACATATAGTCCACATTGTCCTGAATGATTTCAAAAAGCATGGATGCCTCGATTTGTTTGACTCTTTAATAATAGCAAAAAATCCCCACTGTGGGGGATTTGGTGGACAGTTTGTGAACTGTCACATCTAGTTGAACAATGGACGCATGTAATCCTTGAACTCTTCACACATTGCTCTTGCTAGGATTTCTAACTGCTTTGGATCAGAATTGTTACCGTCAGCAACCAATTCATCATAGCAAGCACTGGTAATACCAGCGTCAGTGATGTCATAGTCATGGAGTTGAACGTGATTGAAAAATGACATAGATGCCTATTATAGGGTGAATTGTGGAAGATGGGTCACAGATCGATCTGACCAGCATTGCTGGCGTTACCCTGTAGTATCTCTTCCACCCTTTTAATATAGCAACAAAAATGACCATTGGGTGAAATGGTGGACACTTTGTTGACTGTCCTAATCAGCATACTCATATTCCAGCATGACCATACTACAAGCATGTGCCTCTATAATACTGTCATCTTCATCAGGATGCTCATCATAATATTTTAACTCGTTAGCAATATATTCTTCCCAAGTCATAATGAACACCTTTGAAGTACAATACTATTTTATCATACTTATTGTGTTTTATTAAGAAATCTTAACAATTAATCAATAATGTCATCACCTAGTTTCCACCCAAAACGCCCTGAACTGCCTTCTTCTCTGTTCTCCATAGTTTCAAGTAGATCATGGACACTTATCAGATTGTCTATGTTGTGCATCATTTTACCAATGTGCATGTTAATATATGGTTTCTCGGATCTGGCAGCAAACGCTAACGCATTTCTTAAACTCTCTTGTGCCTCTCTTAATGAGGTCTCAACTTGTTCTGATAGTGCCATTAGATATATTTTAATTATATAATATTATACCATCAATTCACATTGATGTCAATTAGCGTGTAGTATAATATTCTTCTACTAATTCTATTATGTTAGATGATATTGTACTTGCTGAATCATCATCCCAGTCACTCTCACCTAGAGTGTGACCCATACTGTAAACTTCATACAATTTCTGGTTGATATTATCAACCAACATGTCGTAATTTTGCATTATTTTATACTAGCGTGTACCTCGTTGAGATTATACTTATCAACAATCTTTTCAATAGTATGTAGCAACTTGTGAATACGATTTCGCTTTCTCCATTGTTTCCATGCTTCAATACTCATCATAGATCTCCACATAGGGTCACTAATAATGAGAAATAATAATATTGCTGCTATGTCAATTGTTATGAGCATTGATCTCTTTTTTTAACTATCTATATGTTTAATGTTTGCTTAATCATTATTTGGGTATGACATATTGTATGCTAAATCAACAATAGTATCACGAATTTCCATTAATTCATTATAACATTTCTGATTATGTGCACAACTTCGTAGATGATTATCGGGTTTAATTAGCGACTCTATAAATATCGCTTTGGCACGATTCCATCTCTCTAATTGTGATTCATTTTCTTCTAAAGTATTCTGATCTTTCATAATTTGAGGTAAATCTTATTATATAGGAGACATAATATCAATATTATATCACATTTTTCCATTCATTTTCTTATATAATCATTAAACAAATAGAACCAAATTAGAAATAATATCATTATACTAAATATTCTAATATTTTCCCAATTAATAACAATCACAACAAAATAACACCAATTATTAATCCTTTAGCAAATGAAATACAAAGTAATTGATAATCGGTTAGATTAAACTTCTTCTGGAATTTAGAAACGAGATTTCTATCCCATGCGACAACCTTATCAAAGATTTCCTGTGTTTTATCGGGCAATCCCATTTTTCTGAAAAAGTGAAAAAACTATTTATTCAACTTTTTCAAAAAGCAAGAAAACTTAAAAATCAAGTTTTATAACTTAATCCAGTTTCTGTGTATTCAGCATATACTATAGTTGTTTCTCTCAAATCTACTTCGTCTTTGACGAATGTTCTGTCTTCTTCGCAGTGTTCGAATTTGTCATAGCATATCCTGCTACAAATAATGTCAACGAGAGTACCGTCGCTAGAGAATACATACTGCAAGTTAATTTTGAAATCAGCACTGGGTCTTCCTATTGATTGGTAGATGTTATCTATTATATAATTACTCTGCTCGGATGTCAACAAATTGTAACGATCAAACCCAAACAAATGTCTCTTCACACCCTGATAGAATGATGGTTTGATCTTATTCATCATCATATCCTCACCAGTCATCTCCTTAAATGCTGTCTTCTCGTATTGTTTCATACCACTAATGATTCGTGGATATTTCAAATCCATATCATATATCACCTTGTCAGGACAGATAGTTAACTGACTACCTACATGCATCTTATTTCTTGTGCTATAATCATTCAATTCTAATAAGAGTGAACTATTGTATGATGATAGATCATATGTCTTGGCAACAACAGTAATACCATTTGCTGTACCATACTGGTCATGGGTCATACCACGCAAACGTGTACCAGTTGGTCCCCTTTCGTTGACACTCACAGCATTTTCTATTTTTTCCCACACATCATTCAAATGTTTTGTGTTTGTTCCTTTGATATAATGTGACTTCTCTCTACGTAGTATGTCATATGAGAGATCGAACCTACTAACGTATGATTTTATTGCATTTTCATTTGTATGGATGATACCAAGTCTCTTGTACTCATTTTTAATTGTGTCCCTAGACTTCATTGTGTACTGCCAATCAAGCACTTTGTTCAAATTCTGCTTGGTAACAGTGGATATTGTACTAGGATTGTATTGTGTATCAACCAATGGTGTATATAACCACGGCATTTCAGAATACTCATCCAACTCTGTTTGAGTAAGAAGACTATATCTCTTATGAAATGTATAGGTGTCAGAGAATATCATTCGTTAGAATCTATAACTTGTCCTTGATCATTAAACAATGCATAATATATGTACATCTCTGGATCATCAGCAACTTGTGCTTGTGATTCAGGAAATGTATCAGTAAGAAACTGTTGAATGTCACTCAACTCATCCAACACAGTAACATGCCACTCACCAGTAATCAGTTGATCATACATGTCTGTTGGGACAGTATTAATATAAATTGCTCTTGATGCATTTATCTTATCAACATCATTACTATTACTCCACCCAGTAGTACGAAGGAATAATACAGGTTGTTGTATACTTGCAGCATACCTACCAATAGCAGTCTCTAGATCATATACTTGATAGTTTGTACTAATAGTCATAGTTATTCTCCAAGATTATCAAATTCTTCTTGAGTATAAAGTTTACTATAATCTATACCACCAGCAACCATATCCTCTAGTTTCATTTTTTTCATAAATGTTCTCAATTCTGCAGTAACAATCTGTGAACTATCCTTGTACCTTTCACGTAATTCATTCATAGCAAGTAATCTATTGTTCCAAACATCTGTTGCTGCTTCATTTGGAGTTTCTACCCACTGCTTTGTATCATCTGCTTTAAGATATTCAACAGCATTACCACCAGCATCTTGACCGTTAGGATATTCTGTGCGATATGTTTTAGGATCAATTGGCCACTTCATTGTACATACATCTTTAAAGAAATCCATTGGTGTAGTAAACTCTTGTGGTTTCTTTATCAGTAATGATCTTACCTCTGCTCTATATTTCTTCCACTCATCCTTCTCACCAGTATAACTATCATCTATGTCAGGTAAAACTCTCCAATCACATGCCTGTAACATCTGTTCTTTCTGTCTTTTCTTCTTACCATAAGTTTGATCAAAGAATAATAGTTCTTCATCAACTTTATTGGTCATCTGGATAGTTTCTACCTCCTCGATCCACTTTAGTGTATCAAGAAACATAGTTATATTGTTCCTAAACTCAAGTATTTCATCTTGACCTGGAGCAGTAAATTGATATGACTCATAATAATTTGATTTAGTTTCAAAACTATACTTCAATTTCCTACGTTGTGCAAAGCATGAATTATCAGTATAAAATATAACTGTTTCTAATTCATCCTTACCAGGATCATGCCAGTATGAACCAGCAACATCTGTTAAGAACTTTTCTTTCATACCAGTTTTAAAGGTATACTTCGGCACATGATATCTAACTATTTTAGTATTTGTGCTTGGTGCTGGAAGGAGAAACATCTTATTGTGACATATTGCTATCTCATTGATGAAGTCAACTTCAAGCATTGATTCTCTTGTTACTACTGCCATCTATTTCTCTCCAGATTTAATATACCATCCTGTCAATATATATTTATCTTTGTCGCCACATAGTAATCCACCTCTATGTGTATGAGTAAAACCAGCAGGCCAAACAACTACAGTACCTTGTGTTGGTTTAATTCTTCTCTTTTGATATAGAAATTCGGTCTCCCCTCCATCATCCACATCATTTAAATATATCATCCATACTATATCTCTTTGATGAAAATAGTATGATCCATTCTCGTGATGCCATACATGATACCCACCACCAGGTTTTGTTCTTTGTAACTTAATATCTGATGATAAGAAACCTATCTTTGCTAATACACTATAATAATCAATATAATGTGTCACACATGATTTAAGAAATTGATTGGTTTGTGTAGTCCAACCAGAATCAGTATAATTTAATAGAAATGATTCATCTTCACGATTATGCTTACCATTGTACATAGATGCACCATTCATGTACATCACTTCATTACTTTGATCAGTTGCAACTGGCAGTACATCAGTAATTTGTGGATCTATCTTATCAGATAATTTCTGATCAAGCATAGCATCACCATATTTTATTATATTATCACACCATGGTTTAGGTACAAAACCTTCCCATACACCAATAAAGTCATCAAAAGATGCTTTAGTCAACTTATCATCCTTCATCAAGTTGAGAGGACGATAAGGTGTCAATTTTTCTGTCATAATTAAAATGCTTTAATAATATATTTTACTTTATGGAATTTATTAACTAACTCAACCTTTCTGTTAGGATGGAATGCTACATTAGGTGCAGGTAGTTTCGTACCCTTATTTAGGGTGAAAGTACCAGTGTTTAATTCTATATTTACATCCGATTGAGTGAATGTAACTGGTCTAGTTGTAGCAGCAGCAGTACCAAGTCCTTGCTTATGTCCTGCACCACCTATATTACCATAACCATAATCAGTTGTTGGATCTGTTAATGGGAAATCAGACAAGTAATGACTATGCTTCTCAACTGTTGAAGTTGTATCCTCAAGCATTACAGGTGGTTCATATGGTGATATTCTAAATGTAGATGATTCTGTATCAATACAAGCAACTACTTTAGCATTCCATACACTATATGGGAATGATTGATTTACCGAGTTTTCTGTTGTAGTACCTGCAGTACCTGTTAGTAATCCCTGTGCTGCTGTCTGCTGTGAATAAACTGCAGTTAAATTATTAGAATCTAAATTGGTAAAGTATTCATCTTTAACAGAGTCACCTGGATTAACCCACCATGTATTTGCTTTTAAAGTTGCACCTACAAATCTATTATTATTCTCATCTATTGGTGCTATCATATCATCTACGATTTGTTCAAGAGTATCAATACTAGTACTGAATATTTTATCCCATTCTGTTTCGAAATTCGGCATCGCAGCTCCGAGATACTGCAACCACTTGTCCCTCTGCTCCTCTTTATACTCTTGTGATGAATCTCCAATATCTTCAGTAGAGTCAGGATCATTATAATACAGGTTGTTATACACCTGACCAATATCCCATGGATATGGCAACTCTGTTGGATATGCATGACGACCTAATGTATCACCTATCCATTGGTTAACAGAACTCTCATTATTTTCGAACTTATACGGAGTATAACCAAATAATGCTTTCTGATTCCATGCAATTAAAGGTTCACCCCCAAAAGCATCTGAAACAGCAGCAACATAAAAATGACTGTGTGCTGGTACATTTACCTGCACATCAGACAATGGTCCAACTGTTGCAGTAACATCACCAACAATCTCAAATTCTATATCTACAACAATATCTTCATTTGTTATAGTTCTTACTGTACCAAAGTTAAAAAAGTCACTGCTTATACCTGATGATCCACCTTCATCACCTACTATCTGCTGATATGGATTGGGGTCACCTGCAGTTACATCAACATCATCAACATACCAATATCCACCAATACCACCTGCTTCTCTAGCATTAAATGTTTTACTAGGATGTATTCCAGTATCTATTGGTAATATAGTTGATGATCCTTTATTACCATCTACCTGACCAGGACCAACCATCCTTCTATTTCTATAATCTGGTACTCTAAACTTACCAGAATATACTTTAGTAGTGTTATCCCATGCACCAAATGTAGATGTATCATCACCAGTTTTAGCATAGTTATTCTTAATAACCCACCATAAATCAGGGAAGTCAGCAACATTATACTCTGAACCATCACAATCCAAATAACCAGGATACTTTGCATCTAACCTACCTTTAACAGTAGATCCTTTCAGTTCACCATACTGTTTCATTGGATCTTGATCACTTGCATCAGTTGGATCTTTTAATATTGGTAGAACTGTACCAATAGCATATCCATCCTCTTTACTCTGTCTAATGACACCTTGACCACCGCCTGACATGTCAACAAATGCAGTCTTCTTACTGTACCATGCTCCCTTAAGTTCTGGTGGTGGTGGAACAACAGCATAATTTGTAGCACCCCATGTGAATGGATTATTTGTACTACCAGTACCAACTGTTACAGTTGTTGTTGTTTGTCCTGATAAACCACCAGCAGTTGTTAATTGTAATTGGAAGGAACTATTTTGTGTAGGATCAAATGTTACTGGTCCTGCTACAAATGCACCAAAATCAACAGATATCTTTGCATAATTAGTAGCATTGATAGTAATAGGTCTATTAATACTACCTTGTAATATTGGTACGATACTACTAACAACAGGAGTATTTGGAGCAGTATTTGTTAAACTCTGTGGTGGTGTGAAACTAGCATCAGTATCTGGTCCAGTATTCGTAGTAATAGTCCATGGTATTATCTCTCTAGTACCTACCTTAATGGTAGTAGAAACCACACCACTAAATGTAGCACTAGATTTATTTCTTATTTGTATCTTATCACCAAGTACAACTGATGCAGGAAATATTCCCCAACTAGACCACGCACCATCATGTTGTATTCTAACACCTGGTTCTGAACCAGTTGTATCTAATAAGATAACATCAACTGATACATCAGTACCAAGATCAGTAATACCACTAGGAGGTTGTTGATCAGATTCAATTAAAAAATCTTCTATCTGATTAATTTTATTGGAAAATATAAAATTAGCAGGAGTTTCTGATGGTAAATCACCTGTCTCAACTCTCCATGGAACTGGCAAGTTACCAGCACCACTACCAATGGTAACTTGATTTGTAATAGCAGTATTAGCAGTTGGTGATGTTGTCACCATCAACTGTATCCATTGACCATTAGTAATAGTAGGATTAGTTGAAGAATCAACAAATGTTACTCCAGATAATACACTAAACCCATCATCATTTGTACTATAAGCACCAGTAGTTGATATACCAATCTTTGCACCATTATCAGTAGATACTATTCCAAAATCAGACATACCCTGAATCAATACTCTATTACTATAAACATCAGTATCTAATGGTTGATCTTCTAAAATACCATAATCTGGTTCTGGATTAGGGTAATTTGGTGGTGGAACTTTAGTATTAATAGTCCACTTCTCTGTCCTTGTACCAACTCTTAAATCAGCATAATAACTCAACCCTCCATTAGGGTTAGACTTTAATCTTAATTGTAATTGATCAGTATTTTGTACCAACCAACCACTTGGTATAGACCAAGCACTCCACAACATCTCACCAGGTACCTGCCCCCCTAATCTTGGTCTCTTACGTCTTACTGATACCTCACTAGCAGTTGGATTTGTATGCGAAGATGTTAATGCTACTCCAACTTCTGTGTCATCTGTCAGACCACTAACAGTAACAATAGTTTCTCCTACCCTATTACCATCACCATATGTGTAAAGAGTATCTGGATCTGCGTCATCTAATGTTGTGAATGGAAATGGATTTGGAGCAAAGTCTGCAGGAACTGTGCTGATATACCATACAGTATTTTGTAGACCAATTAGAACATTTACACTTGTAGTACTATCCCACGCTGAAGGTGCCTTAAACCTAAAGCGAACGGTCTGTCCCTCGCTGACATATACTGGTGAATTTCCAAATTGATACGAATTAGTCATTTCTTATCTATTAGTATCGTATCTATTTATGTTAGACATCTGCAGTTCCTGTTCCAGGAAATGCTCTACCTGGACCCCATATAATTCTCACCACACCTTTACCACCATTACCACCAAGGTTAGTAGAAGTGTTTTGCGGTCCAGTACCTACACCACCTCCACCTCCACCATATTCTCCACCAGGACCACCAGTCACAGCGTCATAATAATTAGTACCATCATTTTGTGGAGTTGTTCCATTTGTTCCATTATTTCCACCTGATCCTCCTCCACCACCAAGCATGGTTCCACCATAAGTGTTATTAATTGGTGAATTAGAACCACTACCACTTATACCATAATCACCTACTCCACCACCACCTGCACCACCACCAACTAAACCATTAGCAGAACCCGATCCACCAGCACCACCAGTTTCGCTATTACCATCTCCAGAATATCCACCAGCTCCACCACCACCACCGTATGATACAGCAGCACCTCCATTACCACCACCATCTCCAACAAAATCACCACCAGCTCCACCGTTACCTGTTCCTCTTTTACCACCACCACCTTTAACAGTAGTCGCATTTACAAAATATGAATCTCCACCATCAGTTCCACCAGAATTATTACCTTGTCCAGCAGCACCAACTACTACAGTATAAGATTGACCTGGTGTTACAGAAATACCATTCTTCCATCCAAGGCCACCGCCTCCACCACCTTTATGATCATCACCATCACCACCACCACCGCCACCAACTGCGACAACAGCAACATCATAAACATTATTAGGTGCTGTCCAATTATATGTTCCTGCTGTATTATATACTTGTTGACCACTGGTTGTTGTACTACCACCGCTTCCTCCAGAAGGACCACTTCCTGTGTCAATCTCACGAACATCCTGCCAGTTACCATCCCCATCAATTTCAACTTTAATTGGAGCATTTGCTCTGATTTCAATTGGTACATCAATATCATCAACCAACAATGCACTTGTTGTTACAACTGGTGATATTACTGGTTCTTCATCTCTTTCTAAATTATCTGATGGTGGAATAGTAATAAGATCAGGCATCTGATCTTGTGCTACAGAAATTACAGCACTTTGATCACTACCAGTAGTAACTCCATTGCTTGCTGAAATTGTATACTGCACTGCATTTAATGTTGGATCAAACATATCATCATAATCAGTCCAAGTAATTGTGTCTGTTACAGTACCACTTTGGTTTACAGGAAGAGATGTTGTCAACATTTGCTGCTGGGTATTATCAATAGTATAATACCTGTATAAATTGACAGTATTAGCATTAGAACTACTATAATTTATTGTTACATTACTTCCAAATGGTAATGGATTTGGTGAAGCAGTAATACTAGCAGATGGTGGTGGTAAAACATTAAGAGTAACTTGAGCACTATCACTACCACCAGACCCACTGACACTAATAGTATATGTGGTTGTAGATGTTGGATTTACTGTAGTAGTTGAACTTAATGGTACTGACCCAACACCTTGGTTAATATTAGCAGAACTAGCATCTCCACTTGTACTCCACGACAATGTTGCACTACCTCCTTGAGCAATAGTGGTTGGTGATACCGATATATTAACATTGGGTGGAACATAAACCGTTACAGTTGTAGTAGCAGTTGCACTAGTTCCACCATATCCACCAAGAGAAATACTATATGTTGTAGTTGTACTAGGATAAACAACTTTAGAACCACTGCTTACTGGTGATAGAGTATATCCTATTGTTGTTATTTGACCAGATATAGCATCTTGTGTATTCCACGACAATGTAGAAGATTGTCCTTGTATTATTGAAGTTGGATTTCTAGTGAAAGAAACAGTTGGTGTATCATACGTACACCCTTGGTTAATATTAGCATTGGGATTATAGTTGTTGGCATTACCATCCATGCAACCATATACGTCGTATGTACATGATCCATCATCATAATATGCATTAGGGTCGTGGTTAGTGGCAGCAGGATCTGTACACCCATAATTATATGTACAAGATCCATCATCTACTGTTGCACTATAATTAGTATTATTTGCATTAGGATCAGTACAACCATAAATGGGACAACCACCATATGACATGTTTGTATGCCTTCCATAGGAAGCAACTGCTGCTCTTTCACTAGCACCACCGTTATAGATGAATACAAAAAGGGACGTGTAGTATGTACTTGCTGCAGCAGAGCTACCATACACAGGCATGTTGCTTGGAGCAGTAAAGGTACCTTTCCAATATCCAGCACCACCAGCTTCAGCATACCTACCAAAGAAATACATGTACCAATTGCTTATCTCATCATAAACCCAGTCACTACCATCAGGAAACCAATAAGTATTTGGTTGGCAGTTGTTAGGGTTGCCATGAGCAAAAAAGTGACCGTAAGAAAATCCCATTTGATATCTTTGTTAAAATTTGATTATATAATGAACCATAACAAATGGTGTTACTACTTGATTTAGAACATCCAAATTTGATATATCTACATCGATATATGATTGCATCTCATCCAAATTAACTTGTGTAGTACTATATTTGTATGTAAAATTATGAGCGTATTCTGTTGGTCTAGTTAGATTATGGAGGTGTCCAGATGTTAAATTGCTGGTAGGATTCATAGATGTCTCTTCAAGTACATTACCACCAAAAGCATTAACATCTGCAAAGGGATTTTCGTCACCTGCATTAGTAGTTTTACCATCACCATCAATTTTAGCATTTCCAGTATAATTCAACACCTTCTTATTTGGTGTTTCGTGAGAATGTGCCTGAAATTCTTCAATATCCATACCGTGAAGACTAGTCTTCCTAATCATATTATACTTAATATTTCCATTAAAATTGATAGTTGGTTCAGGATCTATTTGCATATACCCATTATAATTGCAATTAACTCTAGTACCAACATTACTACTTGCTTCTACCTCAACACCAACTCTATTAAGATTTGGTTTATCTTCTTTAGTTAAACCAGTATATGATCCAGTACCTCTACCACCAACCATGACTTTAGATCCCAAATCTGGTACTTGAAACTGACCTAAATCACCTGTTTCTAAATCTGGATTTCTTAATGTTACACCATCTTTTTTAAATCTACACTCATCACCAACACCAAGAGTTTGTGCTAAACAATAATAATCTTTAACATTATATACTCGACCATCACACGCTAAAAATCCTGCAGGAAAATTTTCCTTGAATATGGGATTTGTAGGATCTTTATCTAATAAAACACCTTCTATAGCATTCTGTTGAATAGTCCCAACTATTCCACCATAATGTGCCTTCTGTCTAGCGTAATTAGTAGATTGTGATTTTGCCATTAGTATGCTCTGATGATGTAAACACAGGTCATTTGTGGTTGTGATACATTAAAATCTATTTGTAGGGCATTTGTATTATCAGCATTACCCAAAAAATCTGTTTGTGTTGGTATATTTACGTTAGCAACAAGACTACTTCTTTGTTTTAATCTTGTACTATCAAATTCAATATCAAAATCATCATGTGTATGTGTCCGAATTACATCATTTGCTACATTTGTTGTGAAATTATATCCAGGATGCTCCATAAGAGTACCACGGATTAAAGCATCAGTATCAGGAAATACGTCTATACCTGGTTGATATGGTAATGCTCCTAGTGTATTTACATTAGCAGCATCAGCATCTATATAATAATTTCTATAACCATTAGGAATCGTAAGGAAACCACCTCCATCAGCAAATTTTACAGTCTGATTTGAATCTATTCTAGGTCCATTAGGATGTTCATCTGTTATAAGAAATCTATCTGACATTGGAGTATCAGTAACTCCCACTGGTGTCAATTCATATGGTGGTGGTGTAGATTCAACTTTTGCCAAAATACACCCAAAAGAACCGTTATCAATACCAACAGGAACATCAGTTACACTAGCATCAGGCCACCATAATTGATACAAATTAGTTTGCGAACCATATGGTCCATTTGTATATGCTCCTGGTTGTGCAGATGATGGGAACCAGTTGTACGTACCTGCATTACCAGGAGCACCAGAAGCTGTCACAGCTTGCGTCTCACCAACACTTATAGCAGGAGCAGTAAATCTACTCGCATAGGTATTATCAGCACCAACAATATCATCAGTCCAACCCCAATAATATGTATCACCTTTATCATCACCTGATCGGTTGTCAATAGCTTGCATTCTTATACTATATTCTACTTCACCAAAAGGTATAACACCTTCACCTGGTTGTGTTCTACTAAAATCTGATATGGTCTCGTGTGATCCAGGATGTGTATGCCTCTTAATATGCTTTCTACCAAGTTTTCTTGGTGCTACGTATACTGTATGGAACCCTTCACCATCTATTTTAGTATTACCTGTAATCTTTCCAGCATATCCTGTAGCATCAGTAGCAGGAAGAGTGAATACTATATCAGTGAAAACATCAGTAAATGATGTAACAATAGATTGACTCTCATGTGTACCTATCTTTGATGATAATAATGTTCTTGCATCAGTATCCTCATCAGCAACTCTACCAGTAGGTGAACCACCACCAGTAAAATATGCCTCCTCTACATCCATCAGTGCTTTGTCATTAAGATTTGGCATCTTAAGTGTACCTGAATATGCTGGAAAACTACCAGTCAAAGAACTAGTACCAGTATTATATGTGTCACCAATAGTTTGAGTTAATAAAGGATAATCCCCAGCATTTACAAACTGTCCATCACATACAATCCAACCTTTAGGGATGGAAGTTATACCTCCACCCCATGGCATAATTGTACCAATAGCTGCTGCTTTAGCAGTTTTAGATTCTTGATAAAACATTTATACTTCTATTAGATACCAACCAGTTTTGGATGTAGGAGCAGCAGTACCACCATCAGGTGTACTATTTCCTACGTATAACAATGCAAACCCAGCAAATGGAGTTTGAACAACTAATTCACCACCTTGATAAGCACTTAAGTCAGCAGTATTACCTGACAACATTGCAGTTCCTGTATTATCACTAGCGTTTTGTACCTTAACATTTGTTGCTGCTCTAATAACCAATGACATGTTGTATGTTAAGAGTCCACCTATATCTATGATACGAATCATATCACCAATTAATGGATTCTGTGGTAGTTTAACAACTGTATTCTGTGAAACATCCAACACATAATTTGTATTGACTGCTGCATTAATTTCAAAGTCAGCAGAGTATTCCCACTTCCTACCACCTGTCTGGGTGAAGTAGTTAGATATACCAGCAATATTAACAGCACCGTCATTCTCAACACTGAAGATTTTATTTCCTCCAGAATTAATTGTTAAATCACCACCATTAATAGTTGCATCTTTAGTTACAACTAGGTCACCACCAAATGTACTTGTACCTGTACCTAGAGCAGAGAATGAACCATATGATGTAAAGTCACCAGAAGAATTAACAAATTTCAATCTTGGTGTAGTGCCATCATCACCAAAGATATCAATATCACCACCATTGATGGTTAAATCACCAGTTGCAGTATCTACTTCTAATGTAGTTCTCTTTGTGATGGTATTAGATCCACCATTAGTTAATCTAAACCACTCTGTCTCCTCTACTACTGAACCGTTAAGAGTAAATGAATCCTCAATGGTTAGTTTACCAGCGATAGTGGTATCACCAGTAACAGCATTAACAGTTAATTTATTATATCCTTGACCAACACCCAAGTCACCTTGTAGTTTGGTATTTCCTGTTAGTGATTGTACTTCAAAGGTTCTATTCTCTGGATCTCCACCATCAGTTACAATTAGAGATTTAATCTCTGTACTGATAAGATCTACAACCTTAACTATCTCTGTATCAGATAGTAAGAGATAATCAAATTCCGTTAAGACTCCACCAAATTCTGCAACACCTATCCTTACATTTTGATCATCATCAATAAGATTAGAAGCACTCTTGACTCTAATCTCTGCTTCTGTTGGTTCATTATCCCAAAGTACTGTACCAGCAGCAAGATTACCTCCTATCTTAACTGTACATGATGTACCAGTAGGAGTTAAACCACTCTGCACAATCCACTCACCATTTAATTCTGATGTTGTACTACCACTAATAGCGATAGACTCACCATAATCAATACTCAAATCAGCATTAGTCTTACTGTTACCCCAGTTGATAGTTAGAATGTCATTTCCAGTAGAAACCAGAGTTGTACCAGCAATATCTGTATTAGATAACAGGAGACTTGATATAGGATCTATCTCATCATCAAGATCAAGGTCAAATCCTGTAATGTATGTTGCGTTAACTTGCTTATCAAGTTTAGCAATGACACAATCATCTGGGTGATCAGTTCTCTTTGTAGTACCATCAAGTCCACGACTAACTGCTAATCTATAACCATCTGGATCATTACCATTAGTAATGTTAATTAATCCTTCAACTCTAACTATCTCATTCTGATTCTCATTCTTGGTAAGTGTTGTACCATTTGGATTCAAACCATTAGGAGAACTTGCATGACCTCTTTCAATTAGTAGTAAGTCACCAATCTTAAAGTCAGTAACAGAAGGTTGTGTTATTGGTAAAACATATAAAGAACCAGATGCATTAACACCTTGAACTTTAAATGTAATATCATCACCACTTGGATTACCTAAAGAAGCAGCAGATATTGTAAGATCATCATTATCTACGTAATTAGATCCTGGAGCAACTACCTCAATAGTAGCATTTCCACTAGCGTCAACAATGACTGTGAATAATGCTCCTGTACCCTGTCCACCTGTAACTTCTACGAATGAGTATGTAGTATTAGCAACCCATGTAGAACTCTGTGATGGAGAAATAGTATCGATATTAACAATTTGACCTGATGAAACTAGATATGAATCTCCACCCCAAGGTCCAACACCCTGTGTATCAATCAACTTACCTGTATTACTATACTTAAGGAAGTCTACGTTAGGATTTTCAAGAGAACCTACAACATGTGTTGATCTTCCTGCACCAAACCTATCTCTTTCTATTTCAATAATACCTGCTTTCTGTCCACCAACCAATTTGATGTCAGAATTACCAGTTGTACTTGCAAGAATGTTAAGACTATTCCTTACGGTAGTGCTACCACCAAGAGATGCAATCTCAACTTTAGAAGAGTTAAGACCTAATGTTAGATGAGTAGTATCAGTACCATCAAATACATTAACCTTACCTGCTTGAGTAAAGATACGTGTTTCGGATGTACCAGCAAAAGAACCGATCTCTAATGTACCAGCAGTCTTTGTCTGATATGTACCAATCAGTGTTGAACTAGCAGGATTTGCAGCAGCACCACCAAGAGTGATAGTACAACTACTTGTTACCTGATCAGTAGCACTACCAATATCTACGATAGAACTACTAGTTCCTTTGTGTATCTCAAGTATACTATTACCAGCAGAAGCACCCATTCTAAATGTATGGGTTTGACCAACAGCAACGTTGTTACCAACGTTTATTTGTTGTGACTGTGTGGTATTATTACCAAGAACGATAGACTCTGCATTGTTTAGACCAATGAAGAAGTCTGTATCAGTATTAACGAAATTGAATGTTCCAGCAGTACTGTTAATGTCTCCACCATCAACACTTAAATCTTCAGTTATTTGAACATTTCCTGTAAATCTTGCATCACCAACAACAACCAAGTTTTTATCTAATTCATTCTCTGCTGCTAAACCAATGGTAGTGTTAATACCAACACGTCCACCGTTAGCAGTAGAAACACGTAATGTAGCAGCATTATTTGGAGTGGCACTATCACCACCAACCAAGAATGCATTTGTTACATCGAAGTATGTTTTGTTATTTGATGGTTCAGATAGATAATTATTTGCTGTAACATCACCATTAGCGTCATAAGTAACAAGAGACTTACCAGAGATGAATGCTGTACCAACAACATCTAGGTTAGCACGAGGTTCTGTATCCTCATTTACATGACCAGTTAAAGCACCCTCAATTGCCATTCTAGCAATTGTGTTAACACCTAACTGAAGATCGCCTGGTACCTGTGTCTCTGTACGTAGTACTTCAGCACCGATTACACCTAGTTCCTTCCAACTAGAATTAGATACCTCTAGTTTAGCACCAGCACCTTGTGAGTCCCAGTCATATACTTCAGCACCAATTGTGTTGTATACTACAATCTTACACTTATTATTATCAACACCTGCCTGATCTGCCTCGGTAATAGTCCAGATACCATTTATAAATGTATTGCTAAAGTTAGAAATACGTAATAAATTACCTACCTGAACACCAAGTCCAGCATTATCACTACCAACTTGCCACTCAATCTCTACTGTTGTAGTATTATCAGCAGTTACCTTAAGGATATTAGAATCAGTAATCTCTGTATAGTAGTTTGCATAGATCCATCCCCATGAACCAGACTTACCTACTTCCTTACCTTTAAGAAGAATATCTCCATCTACTGGTGTATTAGAAGAACCATATGTAATAGTCTGTTCAGCATAGAATGAATTGCCACCACTAGCAACTAATGCAGTCTGATTAGGTGTAGTATTTGATGGTTTACCACCTGTATAATGTGTCTTTATAGTATAAACCTGACCTGGATCAGAGAGATTACCTCTTGGGTTAAATGCAAATACAGCAGCATTAACTTGGTTCTCGGTTAGAACAATATCACCAGACTTATTATTAATGAAACTTTGACGTGAAAGTGTTGGATCGCCAGTTGAAGCATCAATTAAACTTTGTACACGTAAAGAATCACCAACAGAAGGATCAACAGTAATGGTTACAGGATTCTGGAAGAATGCCTCACCTTCAACAGTAATCTTATCATTGAATGTAACAGCAGTATCAAATGTTGTTACTAATACACCAATCTTGTCATCATCATCCTCTGTCTCAAGAAGTAATGCTTGTTCAAGGAAGGTTTCTTCGCCTGTAATAGCGTTGATCTTCTTGTTACCTATATAAAGGTCTCCGTTGGAGTTTAGACCTGTGTAGAAGACTATACCGCCATCTTCACGTTTTGCTTGAGCATAGAAGTCTTGCTTGTCTGAAAGAACAACTTCCTGACGTACAGGGAAACCAGTTGAATAGTTACCTGGACCAAAACCAAGATATTCAAACGTATGGTTACCAGATCTAGCAATAGATGGTCTTCTTAATTCAACATAGAATCTACCTTCTAATGGATATGCAGAGTCACCAGCAATAGATATCTGTCTGTTCTCTGAACCTATAGAGGCATTACCAGACTGTGCTTGAATTCTATTATCAATAATATTACTTGCTAAATCAGATGTACTATTAGTATATTCATATGGTGCTAAAGGATCAGTCTCTAATAGATCAACCACTGCTTCTTTAGTCTCACTGAACTTACTATCGTTTAGGGTTACATAACCGTGGATGTAGTTGTGAGCAGCAGCAACTGATGATGGTGGATCAAGTTTAGTTGTATCTCTAGATCCATCTACCTGAACTTGGAACCATAAGGGGTCATTCTTAAAGTTTAAAGGATATAGATTAGAAATTGGTTGTGAGAACTTATAGTTCTGGAAATTATTACCTACACCAGCACCTGTTGGGAATGGTGAGATATTACCACGTACACATGTTAAGTAGTAGATACCTTCCTGTTGGTTAGGAATAACTTCTTGAATTGTTTCACTATTAAAGATGTAGAATGTATCTTCGATTTCAGGTACGTCTGATAGTCCAGCAATCGTATAAGTATGACCTGTTGGTGTAGTTACCTTATCACCAGGAGTTACTGTATATACATTAGCACCTGCTACTCTATAAAGATAATTAGAAAGACTAGATCTTGACTTATCATCAGTTGTTCCAGCAGCATCTGGATTACCATTTAGTAACCAGAACGTTCCATTAGATTGTGTAAATGTTGTAGTAAGACTCGCATCATATTCAAGTTTTCCTGTTGTATTCTTAAGTATGACATAATCATCTGATGATATAGGATCTGTATAATATCCATGAACATAACCAGTACCTGTGTTATTACCAGTCCATGTTACAAAGTTAGTTTCAGTGTTATTAAGTAGATCTGTTTGTATGCCAGCACCTTGAGGTGGTGTAATCTTAATAATTACAAATTGCTCATTCTTGAGTAATGCATTGTCAACAGTATGATCAAATACAGTTAGTTCTAATCTATCATCAGATAAGTTATTTTGAACTGTCTTTGCACTTTGAATTGTTACCTTAACTTTACTATCAAATTCAATTTGTAATCCATTATTATATGCATCATAGAATAGATTATCGTTGTCTAAATCAGTAACACCTGCAGTATCAAGATCTGTTAGAGATAAACCTAACTGTTCAGTAGGACGTGCTGGGTTACTAAATTCAGCAACATCTGGAGCACCATTACTAAATGGTTCTAGATAGAATTTCTGTGGTCTTAATTTTCTTCTATCATCTGTTCTTGTCTTAATGACATAACCATTAAGTGGTTCTCTTACGTTCTGTAAATATTGTGGAATAACATAACGTAAACGATAGATACGATCATCAGGAGTTCTCTCATCCTCTAGTCTCTCAAACCATGTATCAGGTGAAAAGAGATTACCAGTACCATCTAGGAAGTCAGCAGCATGGAATCTAGTCAGAATATTATTTGGATCAGCACCACCAACAGAATCTGGTTTAACATTTAAGTACCAACGTTGATATACTTCTGCATCATATTTTAAAGGACTGGTTATTTTATCACCATATGCTAGGAAGTCACTACCACTGTTAGCAGTAAATACTACTGCATTAACACCTGCTCTAGCATCTGACTCTGATGTATGAACACTAAACTTGGTCTTCGTTACCCATCTTGGATAGTAATAAGTATTAGAATCTACTACACCACCACCAGCAATAGTTGGTAGTTGAGAACTAGCATCAGCAGAAGTCTTAAAGAATATTTTCTGTACAGATACAGAATCCAATGGCATATCAAATACGTGTGGAATATCTGTTTCGATATTAGTACCACTTACGTTACAAATATAACGATGTAGATCATACTTATCATCTAGTACATACTGTTGAATCTCTACATCTACACCAGTATCAACGTAATCTGTTTCTGGAGAGAAGATGTATATACCAGCAGCAGCATTCTCTTTAGATGCAGCAAGCATTAATTTTGTAGAATTTGTTCTATCAAATTCTTTTCCTGCTCCATGCCATGTCTTTGGATATGTTTCTCTACCTGGAGCAATTACATAATAGATTTGGTTAGTAGCAAATCCTACTGGAAGTCTTACAAGTCTCTTGTCCAAAGCATAATTTGCTTTTGGTACAAGTCTTACAGGTGTACCAGTTGTCCATCCATGTGGGTCAGATTGACCACCACCAGTAGCAATAGTGAATATTGTAGCACGACCAGACAATGAAGAAGAATTGATGATTGCTTCTACTCTTGTTATTGATGATGCATTACCTGATAAAATAAGATTAAAAGTATCGTAGTAACCTTGTATTGCACTAGCAATATTTGTACACTCTGGATACTGTGTATCAATAGTAATGGTCTCATCTGTATACTGGGATTCAGTAGCATAAGTGGCTGTATTCTTAAAGTACAACCAAGCAGTTGATGTACCAGCAGATGTAACAGTATATGGACTACCAGTACTTCTATCCTTTATACTAATTGTTGTAGCATTAATAACCTGATCAATAACAAGATTAGATCCAGGAATATTATTTACAACTGCACTTGTAGCAGTTGTATCAACGTATCCTTCAGTAAAATCAGACTGAAGATATTCAGTAACTGTCATTCCTGATACTAGTCCAGAAGTATCACCAACAATTACATTGGAACTATTTTGTGTAAAGGTACAATTCTTAATTAGAAGTGTAAAGTTACGCATTGCACCAAACATCAATCGTTTGGCGTGATCCATAGCATCTAATGTTTCTGATAACTCATTGGTAATATAGTTAACAGTATTGCCTTGGATGTATGATTCACCAGCATTAATACTATTGATGTTACCACCAACACGTAAATCCTTGATAACAGCATCAACAAAGTATCCAATATCTCTTGCACACTTGGTGATAGTGATAGCAGGATTAGTTACAAGTGCTGGATATTTTGCTGTAATATAACCATATGTTTCAGATGCAATCCAATCCTTATTCCTTTCAATAAGAGTTGCAGCATCTTGAGCAGTGTTGAAATCATCAGTTGCATCACCACCAATTTCAAATGAAGTATTGAAATCAGCAGGTTTTAATGTTGATAGTGAAGCAGTGTATGATGTCCATCCACTTGGTGATAGTTCAGCATGATATGTTTGCTTACCACCAGCACCAACTGATTGTAACTTAACATAGAGTTCCTCTCCTGACTTGGCACCTATTCTATATCCACCAATATTAGCAGCAGGTCTATCTGCAGGACTTTGATTATTATCACCAGAAAGGAATAGTTTTGTGTGGTTTGACTGATCATTAGACTTTTCGATATCTAATGTATAGTACTGTTGCTTAACAGTTGCAGTAGCAGAAGTATTAACTACTTTAGGTGGAATAATAGCATCAATATATCCACCTTTATCTTGATTAAAGGCAAATCCCTTAAATCCTTTGGAGTGGAGTGAAGTATTACCAAAGTTACTGTTAGAGTTGGTGATACTCATATCACCACCAGACTCTAGTAAGAAGTGGTTGTGGAATCCAACAGCGAATACTGAAACTGCCTGTATAAATGCATCATCAGTACATTTGATATGGAAGTTTCTCCAGTCATCCTTCCAGAATGCATCACCTTTAGTATGATATGGAACAGTAGCAAATGCATCAGATAATGATGCTTGATTCCATGTGTTATTAAATCTATCGTAACGGATGAATGCTCTATCGTCTTTCTGTAGAGATACACCAGTGTATTGGGCAACAACCATAGACTTGAATCCAGTTACCATGGATCCATCTGCCCACATACCACAAATACCCCATGTAGATCTGATGGAACAGTTGAATACGTATGGTGATGCAGATTCAACAGAGTCAATTTCTGCTTGTATAAGAGCACCAGATCCTAATTGACCTGCTGCAGCAGTGTAAGTAGCACCAGATACTAATCCAAGACCAGCAGCATTAGTTGGTATCTCATATGTGAATAATTTATCGTTAGTTGAATCAATTGTAGTTACTTTCCATGTACCATTAATTTCATTAGATAGTCCAGTGTTAAGTACAGCAACGTACTGTCCTACGAAATAACCATGGTCAATCTTGGTTGTAACAGATAATGTAGAAGATGATCCACCAGCATTATCTTCAATTTTAATACTCTCGATTGATCTAGTATCAGATAGAGGACCAACAATTCTGGTTTCTTGTACAAGAGCATCAAATTCTCCATCATCTATAGTAGGTTGGAACTGTGCAAATGCTTTTCCTACCTTTGTATAGTAGAGATCTAGTTCATCATTACCAGCATAAGTCATCACAGTGAGCTTATGGTGAGAATATTCAGGAACTGATAGTGATGAGAAATCACCTTTCTTATTATAAACCTTACCTACATTATCAGCAGCATCATAAAGAGGTGAATTTGTAGATAAATCACCATCCTTAATAGTAAACTGCCATAAGTAGCAACCACCAGTTAAATTAAAGACAGAAGACCTAGGTTGATCTCCATCTATACAATCAGGAACATATAGTGGTCTAACAATTGTTCTACGTAGGTCATAACCTATTAGTGAACAACCTCTAGGTACGATAGTACCACCAGTAGAAGCGTTGAACTTATAAAGAACGTTGTCTGGGTTAGAAAGATCTAGAATACTATCATCTTGCCACTCTTCTAATGCTGAATTATAATTGAAGATAGGTACTGTACCTGTAACCTGTACAGAAGCAAGGTTATTAAGATTAGCAGCACTGATAGTACTTGTTAAAATATTTGTTAATGTAATGATGCTAGATTGTACATCAGAACATGCCTGTGGATTACCAGATAAACCATAGTCAATATCTGGTGCACCTTGAGTACCAGCAACTGCTGGTCCTGGACTAACATCTAAATTTTTCGCATATAATTGGTTGCTGACTGCTTTTGTCATTGCATCACGAGCACCATTAAATGCAGTAACAGACTCGGCAACCTCACCTGTTAATCCATTAACGATTGGATTACCATCACGATCAAAATATGTCTTTGTATTAGAAATGGTATTACTATTACCACCATTTTTCAAGTCAGATACAACAGCATCAATAAAATACCCAATATCTCTCTTGCATTTTTCTTCTCCTGCAGGAATCTTTGCAGAAACTGATTCTACAGGTAGATTAGTTAGATTACCATCAGTAATTGTTGATGTAACAAGAGCAGTTAAGTTTCCAATAAATGACTGAATATCAGCACAAAGGTTAACATTCTCTCTATTATTCTGGTTATCAGCAAATGTTACTGAATTTTCAGTAGATTCTACAAACGTATGACCATAATTACCACCAGTAATCAATGCTCCAGAAATTGCATCATGGAATGTATGAGCAGTAACGTTAGAAGATGTACCGACATTAAGTTTTATCTTACCATCTTGTCTTGTTAAACTATTAGCAACTGAACTTTCCCATGTATGATTATAGTTACCACCAGCAGTTACTGCACCAGGATCTGAACCAACATATTGGTGTACAGAGGTATCAGGAGAAATACCAATATCAACTGTAACTGTTGTACCAGTTGTAGATATAATTGGAAGTAACGAATTGTATGCTGGATCACTAGTACGAGGATATGAGTGAATACTCTGATTACTATCATATCCACATGTGAAATCTATAGTATTAGCACCAATCTTGATTGAATCACCTGCTTTTACTATTCCTGAAGGAGTTGCAGAAACCCACTCATGAGCATATGCACCACCAGTCTTAACTGCATCAGCAACTGCTTCTGAAAATGTGTGTAAGTAGTTACCACCACTAATTACTGCACCACTATTTGCTGTTACAAATGTATGAACAGATTGATCAGATGAAACACCAACATTAACTGAAATTTTACCAGTCTGTTTCTTCATTCCACCTGCTACAGAACCTTGGAATGTATGTTGTGAAGTATTATATGATGTTCCTACCTGAACTGTAAAATTGTCATCTGTTACATTACTAATTTGCAACCATCTTCCTACTACAGGATCTGTAGCTCTAGGATATGTGTGTTGAGTAGCATTGCTATCCTTCTCACAAGTAAATATTAAAGAATTTGGTTCAAAACTAACTCTATCGCCACTATTAAATCCATGACCTGTTAACTTAACAGTTAATTCTCCAGTAATTGGATTATAAGCACTACCAATTTCTGGTTGATGAGAAGTTACTGCAACATTAGTAATAGTAACAGCAGTATCGTATGCTGGATCATCAGCAGTTGCACCACCTTGACCAGTTGCACGAGGATATAAATGCTGGGTTTGATCACTATCAGCAGCACATGTAAAGATAATTGATTCGTTCTCTAACTTAATGCTAGATCCTTCAATTAAATCATGCTGTCCAATATCTAATACAAGATTACCTGTAGAAGGAGTATAATCTGCATCAGAAACGTTATAATTTACAATAGGAGATGAACCTACATTAATAGTAATATCTCCATTTTGCTTCTTAAGACCAAAATCAGTAGCACTAACAAAAATATGTTGTGATATATCTTCTGATACACCAACAGTAACATCAAACGTTTGGAAATTAGTCCCCTGAATGTTTACACTCGCTACATTACTTATAGTTAACCACTGACCACTAACAGGATCAGTAGAACGAGGATAAGGATGGTTAGATTGGTTATTATCTCTAGCACAAGTAAATGTTATAGACTCATCTGCAAGCATTATTTTGTCACCATTCTGGAATCCAGTTCCAGAAGTGGTTATTGACAATACACCAGCAACAGGATCATATTCAGCAGTATTTACAGTAAAATCTGTTGTACCAACAGATGTGATAGCAGTTGGTTCATGTGAAACAGGATCTGTTGCACGAGGATAAGTCTTAATAGAACTATTACCATCCATCTCACAAGTAAACTTGAGAGAATCCTGATTTATCATCAAGTTGGTTCCTGATTTTAAATCATGAGATCCAACAGTTAATGTTAAATCACCATTTGCAGGGTTATATGTAGCACCTGTAGGTGTATAATTTACAGTAGGAGTTGCACCAACATTAACTTTGAATGAATCATTAGCAATGTCAGTAATTGGTAAGAATTTACCACTTGCAGGGTCAGTAGATCTTGGATATGCATGCTCGGAATTCTTTCCGTCCATATCACAAATGAATACTAATGATCCATCTTCTATCTTAATTCTATCACCATCAGTATATCCATGATTATTAATGCTAATTACTAGATCACCAGTAACAGGATCAAAAGTAGCACCTTCTGCTGTTTTATTAGTAGGTCCACTAAAAGAATGAGTACCAATCTCAAGTTCCAACAAACCTGTTGTTGGAGTATAGTCAGCATCACTAACATTATATGCTACATCAGGTGAAATACCAACATTAACTTCAAATGATGTTGCATCTACATTAGAAATCGGCAACCACTGCTTACTAGCAGGGTCTGTAGGACGTGGATATGCATGATCAGTAGAATAACCATCTTTTGCACACTTAAAGGTTATAGCACCATCATCCAACTTAATGAAATCACCATTTTGGAAAGTATGAGCTCCAATATCAATTGTTAAAATACCAGTAGTTGCATTATACTTTGTCTCTGAAGTAGGAGTATATGTAGTACCAACACTAGTAATTTGTAATGCTGCGTTGTATGCTGGGTCAGTAGTACGAGGATATGGATGAGTAGTAGCACCACCATCTTCATCACACTTGAATATGATTGATTCTCCTGCTAATTTAACAGTTTCACCTTTTCCAAGTGTATGAGCACCAATATCAAGTATTAATTCACCAGTTGTAGGATCATACTCTGCACCTGTTGGTGTGTAGTTAACGATAGGTGTAGCACCAACATTAACTTCTATGTGGTTAGCATCTGCTACATTTACGATCTCTAGGTACTTACCAGCAGCAGGGTCACTTAATCGTGGATATGTATGATTAGATACATTATTATCCTGATCACAAGTAAATGTAAGTGAATTTGCCTCAATATTGATGTGATCACCAACTGATAACTGGTGATTTGTAATTTCTAATATTAACTTACCATCAGCAGGAGTGTAATCAACATCAGATGGTTTAAATTGCTTTGTTACAGAACCATAATCAGATCCTGGTGCATTATCAGCAGTAATTGTTAGATCTTGTGCTGATAACTGGTTAGCAATAGCAAGGAACATATTGTCTCTTGCTTTATTAAATCCAAAAATTGCTTCTGCTTCTTCGCCTTGTAAACTACCATTCAACCATGTCTGTCCAGATTCATTAAAGAATGTCTGAAGGAATTTACGTGTGTATTGATTACCATCTGCTTGAGCAACATCAAGTGATATTGCATCAATAAAGAGACCTAAATCTCTTTTACACTTATCTTCATATTGCCCATGAGTAGAATATTGAGCAAGAGTAGCATTCCAAGAATTATTAATAATTTCTTGACGGTTTAATTGAGAAAGTCTAAATGCGTCCTTATATCTTGAGTAGTCTTCAGTTTGATTATCTGTAGGGTAGAAAAAGTCAGGGTGATTTATAGCAATTTCAGCAGCACCACGATCAATAATTGTCTGCCTATTTGCAATAATTAGATTAGCACCATCAAAATATCTTGCTTCAGGATTAGCAGCCTCAACTAATCCAGGTCTGTTATCAATATAGTGATTACCAGGCATCAACATGATGCTAAACTGGTCGAATCTATCGTTATCCTTACCTGGAAGATAAGAATACCTAGAAACCTCTATAAAAGCTCTCTGAATCGTCTTGAATGGACGTAGAGGTGAATTACCTCTGTTATCTAACTCATCAGTCGCATTAAAATCATCTGGCGACACATATAGGTACTTACCTGTTTTACTTGAATATAGGTTATCAAGTCTTGTTAAGGGCATAACTAACCGAACCGTGCTACTTCTACTTGTTGTATTTATACTATGAAATCCACAATGACATTATGATGGCGATATTTTCTTAAATTCGAAACTACCATGCTTCGAACCCCATATTTGTTCTGCTGTTCCCACTTTAAAACCTCTATCTACAACATTATAATAATCTTTACCTAAAACCACATCAGTTTGTAAATATGTCATTTCATTTTTCCATGGAACAAGACAGTCACAATGATTATTACTTCCTCTAAATTCTCTTCCATTAAAAGTGCATATATTATCACATTCAGGTTTAGGGGTTAATTCCAAAGATTCCAAATCTTTGAAACCCCTATGCTTTGGTTTGTCGAACGTAAAGTTCTTAATTCTTATATTATCTCCCTCTTCTACTGGTTCTATAACAAATGTCCTATACGGGGAATTTAACTGATAGTTATATGCTTGTTCCCCGTAAAAATAGTTTCCTACCCGTTTATGAATAATCCTGACCATAGCAAATCTGGCAGGATATGTAAACGCTTGTACTTTATTCTCCCATGTTCCTTCAAACCATTCACGAAATTTATCAATCATCTTTTGGCAATAATTCAGGATCATTAACTGGTAATTCAAAACAGAGTGGATGGCATTCTTCCTCCATTAGGTACGAATGCCAACGATACAACTGTTCATCATAATATTCTTCACTTTCTAATGCTTCAGTATGAACTGAAGGATGATCTTGTATAATCTGTGGTAATTCGTCGAAGGTGTAAGGAATACCCTGAATGAAATACATCCTTACCACATTACCCATATAAAAGACATACTTTTGTGAAAGTACGTACTCCATATCACTCGTCGTATACTCTACATTCGAATGCATCGGGATGATTGTCACAATAGACTTCTAGATGCTGATCCTCATGTCTTGTATGATAATCATTAATCTTACCCTCATTAGTATTTACTTCATCACCTTTATGGTATTCATCATACTCTGCATGAACATCCTTGAGATCTGCTTCACTATATTCCAACATACCATGATTGATATGCTCTTTCTTATCTTTAGGATCGATATAGACCTCGTGATCTAAATCGTGCTTTGGAGTTGTCATACTTTATCCTGTACAAGTTGTTCAGTTTTACGGAGATTTTCCAGTGCAGCTAGGAGTTCTGGAGTTTCTTCCCACTCCCACGTTTCTTCACGTCCCTTTTTGGTAGTACGTTTTAATGTCTTTTTGGTCATATTCTCCATTCGAACTTATTTATTATAGTCTTATATAGTTTTTGTGTCAAGCTCGACTTTTTTGAGCAAATTTTGACGGAGAAAAAATTGCCAAATTCATACAATTCAATTAAGGTATATCTGGGCACCTTTGATAGTGATAGGTCCTTTTGATTCTATGTCTGTTTTACCCACAAATTTAAGGATATTAATTCCTCCTTTAAATTTTGCATCTATTCCCATAGTCGAGTTAATTTTTAACCCAGTTTTCTTTGCTGCTGCTATCTTAATCTCCCATGCAGTTGAGGCAACTGCATTAGGAATAGTTGGTTGTGCCTTAATCTCTGTATATCTTATTCCATCAATTTGTTCATTTAATTTACCTTTCAACTTTAAACTAGCACCACCAATTCTTGATTTAAATAATAAATTTCCTTTACCATCTATTTCATATTTTCCACCAACTTTAAACCTATAATTTGCATCAGCAACTGCATTAATACTTCCTGCAGTATTAAATGCAACCTTTGATCCTGGCATTTTTTGGTTAATAGTATATTCACCATCAATTTCTGAATGATGACCTTTTGATACTTCTTTATAAAATCCAGTAGCAACTGTATACTTTGCTGTTGTTACATTAACTTGTCCATTACCATCACCTGCTTCCAAGTTGATAGCATCACCTGCTTTTAAAGTAAGTGTCTTTCTTGCTTGTATAGTAACATTATCACCTAAAATATTTACATCACCACCAATAGATTCTATAGCAGTCTCACCTGTAACATGAAGAGAATATGCTGGCATTTCTTCAGTCTTACCTTCCTTCGCTCTTTCCTGACTAGAACCAGTAAATTGTCCAGCATAACTATGTCCTTTATCAAGGAAATCTGTACATATACGAACTATTTTACCTCCACAACCAGTATCTCCTGGTTTTCCTGTTGAGGTCTTACAATTACCATTCTCATCAAATAAAAGAGCACTAACACCATTTGTTAATGCATACCCACCTGGACCACCATTCTCACCTCTCCATGTCATTATAGTCCAACCATCTTGGGTTACAGCAGTAGGACATGTCTTGATGAATTTACCATCATCATCTTTTCTACCACTTGCAGGTTCAGCAACAACGTTGACTGCTACACCTTTACCGTGTACTTTATCGTAATTATTAGTAGGATTCATGGGCAATCAATATATGTACCAGTACCGATCTTAACAGCACCTCTTGTCTTCAAATCTTCCTCATCTAAACATACCATGCTAGGCATAGCAACAGCACCTGCTCCACCACCACCAATAAATTGTACGCTAGGTGTCTTACTATATGTCTTTGTTCTATCTAATACTTTAACACTAACAACATATCCACGATCATCAATCTCTGCTTTCGCAACCAATAATTCACCATCAACATAGACATCTGGTGGAGATGTATACCTAATACCTGGTGATATAAGGGTAAATGAATCTATAATACAACGTACATTACTATTTGCAGGTGTATTTAATTTATAATTCAAACCAGACCTAGTAACTCTTATTTCAGACACATATCCTTGTGCATCTAATAATGCAATACCAGTAGCACCAAATCCATTACCTGTTATTATAACATCAGGTGCTTCTTCATATGGATCACCTGGATCACTAATAGGTATTTCAATTATACCACCGTCATCATCAGTAATAGGATTACCAGTAGTTGGTTTATCTATCTTTGGTGTCTCTTCTGGTACTGTAGTTTCAGGTACAAGAGTTCCATTAATAATAACAGACGTAGCAGCATCAACACCAACTAAAGTAATATAAAGACTTTCATCAACTTCATCCTCTATATCTTCAGCGATACCAATGATTAACTTGGCACTATTATTTTTGATAGTAATACTACCAGTCATATCACCAATAAGATCTGCCTGTTCAATGTCACCATATATTGTATAGTCAACTCTAGTATTATCATCAACATTAGCAGTAGTGATGGTAAATGTTATGTCTTCTCCCTCATTATACTTCTCTTTATCTGCAACAATCTCATAGGTAGGAACTGGAGTAGTATCAAACTCATCATCTGGATATAATACTTGCTCAAGATCAGCAAGTACTAATGTCTCTACACTATCATGATCAATACTACCAATTTCTGTAGTATTATCATTGTTATCATATATCTGTTGTACTGTACACAATACAAGTTGTTGTGCTGTTGCTATTTGTATATCATCAGAAAATGTCACAGAGAATGTTGATTTACCTATAGGAACATCAACATCTGTTCCATTACCATCACTATCATATGCTGTAGCAGTCTCTATTCTATCTAATAAGACTTCAAATGTACCTACAAGTCCTCCAACAACATCAGTATCAGTAAATGAATTTGGACCTGACAATGTATATTGTAGTATAGCACCTGCTGGTACATGTCCTGTATGTACAGTATATACTACAGTATCACCATTAACTACAGTTGGAGAATCTGCAGTTATCTCATAGAAAGGAGTTCCAGTCTCATCTAGAGGTACTGGATCATAATCGTCGTCATCATCCTCTTCATCATCAAAGATGATATCATCAATATCATCATCATCGTCGTCGTCATCATCATCGTCATCGTCTTCATCTCCTGGATCTATATCTGGATCTGGGAAGAAAGGATTAGTACCATCATCATCACCTGGAGGAGTAGAGTCATCTACAATTGGTACAGGATACTCTGGAATACCACCAACAAATACAATATTAGTAGGTTTATCATCTGGATAATCTTTAGCTTCATCACATGTAAATCTTTCTCCACTATCACCACCTTCAATCTGATCTAATAATGTATCCAACCAATCATCTTCTTCATCACTACCACAATCACTACATATCTTTGTTTTTGTAGCACACTTACCACTAGGTCCACTACAGTTGATACCAAGGAAAGACATTACCTTGCTTAAAGCAGAAGATACCATGTCTATACCACCACCTATAATAGACAGGATACTTTGCAACGGTCCCATAATCTTTGCAATAAGACCATCAACAACAGATATGATCTGATTGATAATACCGTCTACAAGATTTTGGATAAGGCAAACAGCAGGTGAAAATGCTTCCATGATCATATTGAATAGCATATTAGTCAACCATTTAACTAACCTATCAATAGCATCTTCCATAGCACATCCTAATGCTGATAGGATTTTATCAATAACCTTCTTGATTCTCTTAAGAATATTACCTTCCTTCCTAACACTCCTATGATCATTTTTAGGATCTTTTGGTACTTTATCTTTAGCGTCCTTACCAGCATTCAATCCAAGAACTGAATTGACTAAAGTATCTACTCCCTTTCTGATACCCTTAATCATTTCGGATTGAATCCTGCCCATAAGTGCTCTTACGAGACGTGTCACTCGACCTACGTGATATCTGGCAATGTTTACTTTATCGTAAAGAAAACCATTTACCTTACTCACATAATAACTACCCAACTGTCCACCAGACCGTTGGTTTGCTGCTAACAAATCTCCTATAATATTGGTTACACTTTGTTTAAAAGTACTCTCCGAACCACATTTAGGGTTAGCAATTTCTACACAAACCTCTCCTCCTATTGGGTTTGTTTCACATGCAAATCCACGTAATGATGTTAGGACAGGAGTTGGATCTACATGTGCATTTGCTACTTTAGCTGTTCCACCTTCATCATCAGTACCATCCTTCCTTTTACCATCCTGTGTTTCTAAACCTCTATTTTGAGATGGATTTACTTTAGGATCTACAAATTTAGTAAACCCATAACCTAACCCATTGCTATTATTTGGGTTAGGATCCTGATTCTTTTCTATAGTAGAACCAGGAACATGACCAATGGAACCCATTATAATAGGTTGCTGCCTTGCTGCATCAAGGAAGAATCCAATAACCCAGTTACCCATCTCAAGGTTAACACTACCACCAGTGACACCACCATCAGAATATGGATGTGTTGCTGGCATCATCACATGTGCCCATGGTAATTCAGATGTAGGTGTAAGTTGTCCCTCTTGTAAATGAACACCAACTATTCTTACACGATATCTACCTCCTGCCTTTGGGTCACCACCTTCTGCTTCAGGATCCTTTGGTGATTCAATCTGACCTACCCACCACGACATACCATCAGAACCAATCTGATTAGTAGGATATAATGATGAGAGTACTGGATCCATATTAAATACTATCTGATATATTTATGAGGCAGTTTTAACTTTTGTTATCTTGTCTCCATAAACATCTCGTACTAGAGTAAGAAATGTTTCGGTCATAGGGGTTGCCAAGGATGGAAGAAAAGCATGATTTAATTTTGAAATAAGATAAGAACCACTATGTTCTGAATCAAACCTTTTTCCACTGTCATCTTTATCTGATGATTGATTCATAATTTTAACATCAATAATGTCACCAACCTTTAATGTAGGATTACCTGGTACTTTTATTTGTAACTGTTGATTATTGAATGAATTAAACCTTGCTATAGACTGTGATGTAAAAAATTTCTGCCAATCAGGAAATTCTGCAGTATCTTTACCACCACCATCTTTCTTCTCTGGTGATGCTGGTGTTGATTCATCATGCCATGTCTCATGGTCTAATAAAACTGACATTATTCTAGTAGGAAATCTAGAGAAAAATTCTTGTTTTACTGGTACTCCCTGTTGTGGTCCCAAATGTTTCATCTCTTTAAACTGATCATCTAATGAGTATGAATACTCTTCATAAGATCCTGTACTAAAATTATAGTAACAAATGACAGATGAATAAGCACCATGCCTCAATTTATCTAACAAATCAATTTCATTTTCAAATTCTACGTTAGATATAACAAACCTCGGATCAGCACCACTTTGTATGTTCAGTTGATTATATGTAGCAACAGATTTATTCTTTTTCTTATCATATAATTGATCCATTGATCTAAAATTATATCCTGCTTTGTTCTCCCAAAATAAGTAACCAGCACTTCCCTTCATTTTCTTCTCATGCCCATCAATAGTTCCAACACCACCACTCTGAACTTCTTTATTTGTTGATGATGACGAATTCATTCCAGTCATCACTACACTAGTACCTTCTTCACAGATAGTTTTCATCTTCAATGTGTCTATGATACTAAATGGTGTCTTCTTTCCTGGTTGGAACTTTATCTTATTCAGTGCTTTATCCACAAACACTTCCTTCTTTGTACCTATATTCTCTTTCAACATATTAACAACTATGTCATTGGGTAATCCTTTCAAAATCACACCCATTCTAACCATCTCATTTGTTAATGCTTCTTCTGATATTAGACCTAATGTATATGTCTGAAATCTATCAGTAACATACCTAGAATATATCTTATAAATTACAAACTGATATGTATGCTCTTTTTCATCTACTGCTGTTTTTACTTTAATTTCTACTCGTTCACCACCCTGCAAAGGTATATCAGATATCATACTATTCATAGACTCTTCACCTATCACCAATGATGCAAAAATAGTAGGTGCTTCTATGTCCTCAAAATAATCAAATCTTACTACACCATTAGTTGCATCAAATGGATCATTACTTGTAGTACCTTGTATCAGACAAGATTTAAGTTCAACACTACTAGCAAATACACTTTTAGTCTGATCAGACATGATTAAGTCCTCTATTGAAGTAATATGATTCTATACCAAGAGAATCACGTGAACCTTCTTGCATGGTGTCTCTACCAGAAGGTTGTGAATCAGTAAAACCTGAAGAAGGTGAAACCGAACCATCAATACCCAAATCAAGGTAAGCAATTTCTGTTGTTTGTTTAGCACTACCTAGATTTAAATTCTCAAGTATATCATTTGATGACACTTCATTCGTAGATAATGATTGGAGACTAGATGTATCTAGTTGAACACCAAGAGTCTTCATTATATACCTCAATGCATTTTCTGATCTATCTAAAGGTATAGATTCAGCATACACAAAGTATGCATCTTTAAATAATTGTCTTACTCTATCCTGTTCTTCTTTACTCAAATTAGGTTTCTTTAATAGTGCCATCAACTCGACATTACCCCCTCCTCTATTAGCAATCTCTTCCACAAGGAAAGAAGCATTTCCCCTAATTCCTTTCTCACCACTGTTTGCAATATCATCTTTATTAATACCAAGTTTTTTAAGATGAGCGAACAATGCATCCTCTCTTCCACCTTGCCACGAACCTGCACCAAATGCTTCTACACCACCATCATCATGTGATCCTAATATAAGACCCTGATCTAAACCAGTCTCTCTCATCAACTCTGCTGCTGCTAATTGAGCACCAGTTTGAGAAAAACCTTGTTTTTTAAACTCATCAACTAACATAACAGCAATCTCATTTTTATTAAATTCTTTTTTATTTCTACCAAAAATATTATTGACTGCATTTCCTATAAAAGATTTACCAGAATTAATAAGATTACCAGTTTTTTCAGTTATATTACCAATAAAATTCTTAATTCCATCATACCATTTGCCATCATCTTTAGACTCCTGTTTATCTAATGATGCCCTAACCCTAGAATTTGCTTCACTTGATGCTTTAGAAGATGCTATATCTTCTGATGATAGTCCAAACGCATTGGCAACAATATTCATTATATTACTTAATTTCCCATCAGCAGCAGGACTTACTGCACCAAGTCTATTTCTTATATCACCTGTTATCTTTATTATAGATGCTCCAACTGCTTTAAATGGCAATTCCAGTGCATTTATCATACTTTGACCCCCACCCGAACTACTAGCAGAAGATGAAAAAGTGTTAACTGCTTTAGGTAGATTTAATCCAGAAAGTGCAGATGATGACTTAAAATCTGGTAGGTGATCTAATGGAGGCAGAGGTGGTGGTGGCAATAACATACCCTGCTCTGCTGCAAGATCTCCACCACCAGTTACCTCGTTACCTTGAATACCATCAGTTGCATAATTATCTAATGGAACAATAGCAGTCCTACCTCTACCTATAGGTTTAACTAATTCTGTACCATGTGCTTCTATAGGTACACCACCTATATTAACATTATATCCTTCTTTTGGACCATCAATGATAGCACCCTTCTCTGCTGTTCCCCACGGATCTGGTGGTCTATTCTGATCTATCTCTTCAGATGTACTTAACTCTTTACTTTCATCAGTTTTAGTACTTAATATATTAACACTATCAGTAGTTGCTACATCATTCTTCCCCTCCAATCTAGTTTCAGTTTTATCTACTTCGGCAGATTCTTTTGCTCTTTTTAAAAATTCAGTTTGTTGATTAACTGCTGCTGCTATTGCTTCTAGTTTATCAGTTACCCTATCTGTTCTATGACTTATCTCAACTACAATATTCTTTTGTGTTGAAACAATACCAGATGCTATACCAGTATTCTGATCAACAGCATTATTAATAGACTGTGCAGTACTTTGTAATGACTTTGCAATTTCAGTTACTGCTACTAAAAAATCTTGTTTAGTTTTTGGTCCAGCACTAGATCCAGATGCTGCTTTAGCAACTTTTTTAGATGAATCTTCTAATACTGTAGAGGATTCATCACCCTCTAATTTATAATTAAATTTTTTCCTAAAACTAGCAGCACGTTTACTATCAACACTAGCAAATCTAGTATTATCTCTTAAGAAATTTACAGCAGTAACATATATTTTCTTTTTAGACTTTAAAATCCTTCTAACAGAAAGTAATTTCTTTAAATTATTTTTCTTCTTGTCTATAAAAGCACCACCAAATTCATGTTGTAGTGCTTTTTTAAAGAAATACCCCTTATCTATACCAAAATCTTCGAGAGAAAGGTGAGGTGCTTGCTTGAATAATTCTTTTTCTGCGTATCTTCTTTCGTCTGATGCTAATTGTCTAGCTTCAAGAATTTTTCCAATGGCTTTACCTAAATGTTCAGTACCTTTACCTGCTCCACCTGATACATCGTCAAATCCTTCTGTAAATGCTGCCATTAGTTATACCTCCTTCTATTATTTATGAAGCAAGTATCAACCTAGACAACTTATGATTGTCCTTCTTGACTTGATTAACTATAATGGTTCCACCAGCAACAACCTGACTACTACCTGATGCTACTGTTCTAGTTACATATATTATTTTAGTTTTACCTATTGGATCCATTTCAACAGAAATATTATCTGATATATTATTAGTTTGTGTAACAGGAGTTATATTTGATACATTATTAACATTACTAGTAGAACTAATTGTCATACCTGACTTATCGTACAGTCTTAATCTTTCAAAATTCTTATATAACGTTGATCCCTCTTTAAATGGATTAGGTTGTTCTGTTCCTTCTGGATGATCTGATTTATATCTCAATTGTTCAATATTATCACTTGGTTTCTTCCAATTGAAAGCAATATCACCATCCTTACTTTCTGAAGTATCATTACTATCATTAAGGTTAGATATACTTTTCTCTCTTTCTTGTTTATCCTCTGATTGTACCTCATCTTTACTAACAGGTTGTGATCCTGCTAATGGAGATAGCGTCACAACACCAGTAGATTCGTGTGTAGGGAATTCATTACGTAATTTACTATCATTCAAATTTACTCCATATACATTTGCAATCAATGATGCAGCATTAACTATATGTCCTATATCTGAAGATCCACTACCTCCTATCACAGCACCTTTTTCTGCTGGTGTTAATATAGGTGGTGCTTGTATCACACCACCATGTTCAAATCCTGTGTCTCCAAACGCACCAGAATCTCTAGCAACATCTATTGCTGCAACACCCCACCCAGCAACAGGTATAGCACTTCCCAATGATAATAGACCACCAATAGTATCACCTTGTTTAAATCTATAAGCAGCAGAAGCCAAGTCCCAGAAGTTTCCAACAAGAGGAATGGCACCCATTCCTTTACTAGCAACTTTTTGTGTTATTTTCTTTGATGCTTTTTTACTTATTGTTTCTGCAATTTCAGATTTTCCCTTATTACCAAAAAATTTCGTTATTCCACCCATTGGATCCTTCGTAAAGTTTCCAATAGCATTCCTTGCTGGTCTAATTAATGGTCCAAGAATATTCTTTGTTTTCTTAACCAAAGGTGTATTATTCAACCATTTAGTACCCTTCTGTAGCATATTTGGTTTTTTTGTCGCAACATTTGCAGCATCGTCAAATAAATCCAACTGTTTTACGTTAGGTTTCAAACCTTTAGTTCCACCCATCCATTTTGGTAGGATACTACGAAGAGTTCCAGCTAATCCTTTTTTGGTTAATAAAGGTAATAATCCAGGTGCAAATTTCTTAAGTAATGGTCGTAGTATGTACTTGTTAAATATAGTCTTACTTACTTTGGAAATTAATTTACTAATATTTGTACCTATTATACTTTCACCACGCTTACTAACATCATTAAATCCAAAACTACTTGCAGCATCTCTCATTCCTTCAGATCTATTTTCCGAATCATCACGTTTTTGGTCTTCCTCCTTCTCTATCATAAATTCATTCTGCATTTGCAGTGCTTGAAGCACTGAATCAAGTTTACCTGTAAGTAAACTATCATTATATTCTAAATTACCTATAGAACTAGCAGTAAGTCCTAGATTTGCACGTAATAAGTCATTTTGTGCTTGCAACCTACTATTAACAATAACAAGTTCCCCATTAATCTTCGATAAACTGGATGTAATATCTAATAATATCTTATTTTTACTAATTCGTTCTTTCTTTGGTATTTCTAAATTAGTCTTATTTCTTTTATTAATAGTCTTAACTAAAGAACCAGCAAGGGCAGGAAACTCTTTGACAAGCTCATCCACTATGTTACTTTTTGAATCTGATGCAGATTCATCTAGAACTTTAATTGCCTGTTCTTCTAGAGTCATGATTTCTGTTTAGCTGCCTCTGCTTTCTTCTTTTCTTCCTGAATATATTGAACAAGAAGAGAAAGATATACTTCTCGTTCCCAGGGCATCATATTTTCTAATTCAGTCAAACTATATTTATGATACTGCATCAAGGCAAAGTTAGTCTTATAATAGCCTTCCAAACTGTTCTGGAAGACCGCTATGCGAAAAAACTTTGCAATCCCTCAAGCGTATAATTACATTCAACTTCAGTATTAGGATTAACCACACTAAATGAATGAGTTAGTTTAGGCATAGTCTCGTAAAATGTCTGAATTGCTTCAAACTGTTTGCTAGTCAAACCTTCAACAAATGTACGAAATTCTTTGGGTGTTGTAGTAGTTTTATCAAATACTTCTTCACCTTGAAAAATTTGATCGATATTATCTGAAATAAAGTTAAAAACTTCTTCAGTTTTAATATCTTTACTCAAAAATTGTGATTCTATAAATCTATCCATACTAGGATACTTCATCACAATACCTGTGCTCTCATCTAACATAATTTTGTTAGAATGATCTTTAGACTTCTCAACTTCTATTTCTGATATATCTATAGATGCCGTAGTAGTTGTTTCATTATCATCAGTGCATGTAACTGTCAATTCAATTACTTCACCAACAGATGCTGCACGTATCCTCAAAAAGATGTATTCTAAATCAAATGATGGTAGATTATCTACTTTTAATCTAGATGTAATGCAATTCTTTAAAAGTGTCTTCACAGCAGAAACTATTTCCTTCTCCTCTCCCGATTCCATTGCAAGTAAAAGCAATTTCTCTTCTTTTACAAGAAAAGGTCTATACTTAACAGTTTTTCCAGTTGAAGGTAAAATCAGTTCATAGGTAGGTACACCTAATTTTGGTAATGCCATTAAAAATTAATTCAATTCGTATATTTATTTAGCTCGACTTTTTGAGGTTAAAATGGTCGGAGATTTTTTTGGTGAATTGATGGAATCAAAAAGTCAAATTTGCCCTTGTGTCTCAACTTCTTGTCCATTTATTGACATCGTAACCACTCCTTCGTTATTAGAACCAGAAGAATTAAGAGTTTGATCTTGATATACCACACTATGACTCTTATAATAAAAGTTAGCAGAAACTCTAGTCAATTGTGATGTACCATAAGATAAAGGAACTGTGTCAATTGAATATGGATAACATTCTTCCATAATGTATGAAATTCCTGCTCTCTGGTTAGGTGCTAATGGTCCTTGATCTGTCTTTGTAATTCTTGCTGTACAAGCATATTCTTTCGGATATTTCAATCTAATTGCTCTGTTAAACAACCTAGCATTCTCATTTTTAATCCCAGTCAAGGATTTAGCGGTATTTTTAATAGGAGCATTGTTATCTGATCCATCAAATATAAAGTTATGCCATCCTGTTAAAAACTTCAATGGTGTCATATTTACATCACACATCCATGATAAAGAAAAGTCAGTAAAGAATCTAGCATAAGGATAATTCATTTGGTTCTCACCAAGATATCTTCCTTGTAATTGTCCTGTTGCTGCTTGAGTATTAGGTAGTTGTGCTTCATCACATAGCAACTTAACCAATCCACCAACATTAGATGGATCAGTTGAAAGGACATTGCTTAATTGAAATTCATCTAGATATCCCTTCAAATCTTGAGTTAATTCAAACTGTACCTCATATCCATTTGACATGGACATGTTGCCACCTTTGGCAATTGCATTGATGAATGTATTAATCGACACGCTAAATAAAAACGGAAGGTTTAATAATAATTATGTCATACTCTGGAACTTACAAACCAACTAATCCACGTAAGTATAAAGGTAATCCCACTAACGTTATTTATAGGTCATTATGGGAAAGAAAATTTATGCACTTCTGTGATCATACAAGTACTATAGTTGAGTGGGGAAGTGAGGAAGTGGTAATCCCTTACAAGTCCCCTATTGATGGGAGATCTCACCGTTACTACCCTGACTTCTACATCAAAGTAAGAACTAAAACTGCTGGTATGAAGAAGTATATTATAGAAGTAAAACCAAAGAAACAAGTACAAGGACCAGTCGAAAAACCAAAACGAAAGACTACTGCTTGGAGAAGAGATGTGTTAACATTCATGAAAAATCGTGCCAAGTGGGATGCTGCAGAAGACTACTGTAAGGACAGGCAAATGAAATTTTTAATCCTTACTGAAGACCACCTAGCAATTAAGAAGAATGCCAAGCACCGTAGGTAAAGGGTTTGGATCAAGTTCAGAAGATACTTCATCCTACCAAACAATATTCGAAAAAATAAAAGAAGAATCTGGCAGTCAACAAAGAAGCTTGAGTTGGTATAAAAATACTATCCATAGACTAACAGGTGAATACACAACTGATAATCTAGTTACTGCTGAAAAAAGAGACTCTTATGATGATAGTGAGGAACAGGATGGTAATGTATTACGAACTACAGTAAGACAAGGACACTTATATCTTTTTGAATACAAAGCAAAGAGTAAATGGTTGCCTTACTATGATAAATTTCCTCTTGCATATGTATTTAAAAGAGATAGAGATGGATTCTATGCAGCAAACTTTCATTACTTACAGTACAGGACTAGACTTAAGTCAATGAAAAAATTAGAAAGAGGCATGATTGACATACCTCGAAATATCATACATAAATACTTGAATAGTAATGTAGAAAGTCTCTTCCTAGATTTACATAAAGATGAATGGGACACATCTATACTTCTACCTGTTGAGGATTTTGTTATGACTAGTAGAAGAAATAGAACACAGTTCTCTTATGATAAAGAACTAGTGTGGGAAGAGATAAAAGAAAATGAAAATGATCGAGTAAAAGCAAAAGCAATCATACAGGATTACTAATATGGCAATGGGAGTAACAGGTATTAAAAATACCGCAGCACAACAAGAAGCATTTAAAGCATTGAATAAAGGTAAGATTGTTGTTAAATATGCAAGTCCTAGAGAAAATGATGGTAAGGTTGGTTCTGAATCAAATACGGTTAGATATCCTGCATCCTCTCCTATATCACCAGACACTGACTATGTTTCTATAGATTTCTTCAACTATATAAAACCATTTAGTGATAAAGCAATGGAGCAATCAAAAGGGACTGGGGGACTCTATCAGAACTATGGAGGGTTTAGTGAAGAGGCTCTAACCAAGGAAAGAGCAGAAGGATATAAATCTATACTACTATTCATGCCAGAGGATATTCAGGCACAGTATGGTGCTAACTGGGGTGGTGTAGGTGTAGGTGTAGGTCAAGCAAATGCTGCAAGTTTTATTGGTGGAAAGGCTGGATCAATTAGCGAAGCAATTGGGAATACATTTGAAACTACAACAGGTGGACTTAAACTGTTGGGTTATGATCTAGCAAAGCAAGCAATAAATAAAGGTCTGGGTGGATCATTGACAACGAACCAACTAATGGGTGGTGTGTCAGGAACTATCGTTAACCCTAACGTGGAATTAATGTATGAAGCACCCGAATTGAGAGGATTTAATTTAAACTTTAAGATGATGCCAAGAAGTGAGACAGAAGCTAAAAATATTTTTACTATCTGTCAAACATTAAAGAAAGCAATGCTACCTTCATTTGGTGGTACAGTAGCAGATAAATTCACATCTGGTGCATTATTGACCATACCAAAAATTGTCAGTGCTAAATTTATGACAGGTAATAAATTAAATAAATATGTTACTCAATTTAAACCATGTGCTATCACTAATGTTAATATAAACTACACACCAGACGGTAGTTATGCAACCTACGAAGATGGTTCTCCTGTAGCAACATTGCTTTCAATACAATTTAAAGAACTCAAACTCATATTCGAAAACGAAATACTACTATCAGACGAACCCATAGCATCATATTGATATGTTCTTCTCACTAATACCAGACATCGAGTATGATGTTAAACCAATCAAGTTTCCTTACACTAAATCTGATTTCATAACTGCAAAGAATTTCTTCAGAAGATTTGAAATCAATGAGGATATATTCTCATACACTGCAACGTTTAATAAGTATGCAGTGATAGATGGTGAAACACCTGAACAGGTAGCAAAAAAAGCATACGGTGATCCATTTCTTGACTGGGTGATACTAATAACTAACAATGTTATCAATCCTTTGTTTGATTGGGCAAGATCAGACAATGCTGTAAGAAAGTATTGTGAAAAGACTTACATCGATCCTTACAGTGAGATACTATACTATAAAACCCGTGAGATCAAGAGTGGTACTTCAATGACCACTGATCTTACGGGTAAAAATATAAAAATAAATGCTCTTGATGCTGGTCTCAAAGTAGATGAGAAGTTCTACAACACACCGTTCTCATTCTTTGATGGCAGTCAAGTAATTACTATGGCAGGTTCAGAAGTATGTGATCCTGTTAATGCATACAATCATGAGGTAGAGGAAAATGAAAAGAGAAGAGAAATATATTTACTGAAGGGTAGATTCCTAGATGCATTCGTAACAGAATTCACAGAAAAAAATAGATATGAATCATCAACTGATTACATATCTCAAAGAAGTAAAAAGACAGGAGTATAATTACTCCTGTTTTTCATCATGACTTTGTAGTGCTTCTAGTATCCTAGACATGTCAAGTGTCGTTAGTTCTCCGTCATCTGTCCACTTTAAAGTAGAGTATGACTCGGTTTGTCTATCGTTGTGAGTAAAGTAATCTCCTGACATTGTTTTGTGTTGGGTTCCTCATAATAATTTATCATAGTTTTCACACAAAACAGGGTTTTCTTTATAGTATCTTTCGGTTTCGTTTACATAAAAAAAGACCCCCGAAGGGGTCTTTAGAATTATTCTTCTGCTAACTTTTGAAAGTACGAGAGAGCATCATCCTCCTCTGGTGTTGAGGTTGGAGTCGATGGGACTCTATCAACTCTATCAACCACCACAGGTGTTGGTTCATACTCTTCGTTTGCCTGTTCCTGTTGTACAGCAGGTGCTGTATTAAGTACAGCATTCAAACGTTGCTGAAGTTGTTCATATGTTTTGAACTGATCTGGTGCTGTGAATGCTTCCAAACTGTAAGCAGTCTTCCAGATAGTTTCCATCTCTTCATCATCAGTTGATAGAGCAGCAGGTGCTGCAAATTCAGAACTATCATAGTTCCAGAAACCAGCAACTGTTTTGATCTTCAACTTGAAGTTAGCACCTTCCCAGAAATCAAATACATTTATAGGAGTCTCATCTTGAAACTCTGGTTGCATTGCAGCGAGGATCTTATCATGAATCTTCTTGCCATACTTGTACAAGAACACTTTACCCTCGTTCTCTGGGTGCTTTGGATCACTAACAACATAGATGTTAGAGTAGTAGGATAACTTACGCTTGCGTTGACGAGCGATATCCTTGTCAGATTCTACGCCACTGTTCCATAACTGATTGTTGGCAGCACTAACTGGATCGTTATTACCCAATGTAGTTAGAGAGTTCTCTATGAACCAACCACCTGGTCCTTGGAATGCGTGAGCATATAACTTTGCCCATGGTAATGCTTCTCCATCAGGAGCAGGGAGAAAACGGATAACAGCATATCCATTACCTGTAGCGTCAAGTTCGGGCCTCCAGAGTCTCTCGTCGGCACCTGCTTTAGCATTGCTGGACTTCTCTAGTTCCTTTTGTAAGAACTGGAAATTTGTCTGGGACTTACGCTTTAAATCTGCGAATGTCATTTATTTTTTACCTCTTTAGATTTGGCTTGTACGACTCGATGGTCATGTAAACATTATATCATAGGCAGAAGGTCGAGTCAACCCCCTTCTGCCTCTTTACGTGCTAGTTCAGTCATCATATCTATCCTTTCCAACAGTTCTTTGAACATGTTTTCAAGGTTATCATTGTCTTGAGCACCAAACATTACTGCTGCTGCTCTTAAGTTCTGTATCATTACCTTTGCTTGTGGATCATCAGACAACTTAAGTCGTGCCCAAAAGATCTGTTGCTTTTCTATTAATGTTTTTAACTTAAAGAAATAATCTAATCTTTTTTTCGGTGACAGTGCTGGGAATGTGTTAACTGATCTGACACAAAACTGTTGTAGTTCTGTTATCTCTTGCAGTTCACCACGTACCATCTCTGACTTAAAAAAATCACTCATACTAGTATTAACTTTGCTCTTGATGTTTTCTTAATGAAGTTTAACTTCTGTGCATCATATTTAAGCTTTTCTTTGAGTGGTTTTGATATCAATTTTGATACGGATTCCACTTCAATCTCTTTTGTTTCACAGTAATGTACAATGGCATCAATATAGTTCATAGTATGTTCTGATGCAATCTTCTCAACATCCTGCGAGAATTTCGCAGCAGTCATAAATTTATCCTCCAGTTTTATTTCGGGCATGTTTTTCGTTGTACTCCTGAATATATGATTGTAATCGTACAAGGTACTCCTTTTTAGGAGAAACAATTTTTACCTGTGTGTCTCCGTTTTCACAGGCAACTATTGTTACTAATTGTTCAACATCAAAACCATATAACTCCTTGAAACAACATGCATATGCTGTCTCTTGTACATAGTAATCGTACATATAGAGTTCTTCTTTAGGTCTTGCTGATGTCTTAAAGTCAATGATAGATAATTTTCCTTCGTACTCTGCTATACAATCTACTCTTCCTGCTATTTTTAAAACGTCTGAATAGAGTGCTGCTTCTTGAAGGTATATACTATTTATCTTATCAATAGTCTTCACTGATGAGTGAAACATCAACCATGGCAATGGTTGTTCCTTGTTACCAGAGTCAAGAATGTTTAATTCTTTACCTGCCATATAATCTTCAACCAACTTATGATATCTAGTACCACGTCTAGCAGACTTGGCAGTAATTGCTGCTGCTTTCTTCTGTCCTACTCTCTTCCTCCATTTAGCAAGACCTGCTTGCTTCTTGGAATTGTTACTGATAACAGTAGTGATAGAAGGATACCTCTCACCTGATGGTGACACATAATATCTTTTACCATCCACCATCTCGGTGTTGATATCAGTTATCTCTTTTATATCAGCAACACGTTCGAACATATTATATACCTAGGTTGATCTTTGCAATGATGTATGACTTGACAATACCAGACCTAACGATATCTTCAATGCCATATTCAATAAGAGAAAACTCATCCATAGTCTGTAAGATTCTTTGGAAATCTATGATACCAGTACGATCTGTTGCCTTTACAAGGTCAGATTGTGATGCATCACCACAGAATATGATTCTACTATCCTGACCAACACGAGTCATGATAGTATCTAACTCATGGAAGTGTAGGTTCTGACTCTCATCAACAATTATAATAGCATTGTCAAGAGTTGTACCACGTAAGAATGAGGTAGACCAGAAAGATATAGTCTCTTGATGTTTAAGATTCTCATAAAGCATATCAAATGATGCATCATCAGGCATCTCAAACATATATCTTACCATATTTTTGTATGGTATCTGATATATGTCTGCTTTATCTTCATGAGTACCAGGTAAGAACCCAATCTCTCTTGTAGCAACTAACGATCTAACAATGTATACCTTGTCAACTGGTGAGTTCTCATCAAGAACGTCACGTAAAGCAAGGTACAATGCCATAAATGTTTTACCTGTACCAGCACAACCATAAGTAAAGAGATGCTTGCCACTATCATAGTCAGCAACCATCTTCTTTTGGTTATCTGTAATAGGTTCAACAGATACGAATGTAGAATTGTTAATAGGTTTTCTACGCTTCATTTGTTTAGGTGTCATCCCAACCAAATCAGGTGTATTTTGTCTTCTTTTTCTAGGCATAATTTAGTTACCACTCAATAGTATTACCAGGAATCTTTCTCGTTGCTTCTTTCATAAATGAGTTCCACTCTGGATGAGTCTTACTCATCTTATTCTTCCAGTTAATACCTTGAGAATCACATGCACCACCTACACCTGCTTGCCAGTCTTTATCCCAGTCTGGATTAGCATCCCTCCATTCGGAATACTCTTTCATGGTCATGGAGAGTTCTTTAGTCTCTCCAGTTTCTTTATGTTTTACAGGGTATGTTGGCATTAATTCCACTCCAGTGCTTGTGATACGATAGGAAACTGCTCTACAAATACCTTACGGCATGCTTCAGCAATCTCTTTGTGTTCTTGTTGTGTTCCATGTGCAGAACGTAGATCTATATAGTGGATCCAAGAACGACATGAACCTGTCATATAGATACGGGTTGGTGTAGCAAGAGGTAGTACAAACCGAGCACACTCCTTTGCTATACCTGCTTCAAGCATCTCTTTATATAAATGCATACTATTAACAAAGTGTCTTTGCATTTTAATTTCAAAGTCTTGTTGTGTTAATGGATCTATATCATCTATACTATTCTGTCTATTCTTATCATCCTGACGACGTAATGCTGGTAAAGGAATCTCTTTACCTAACAAACTACTATCAGCATACCTTTGAGAGAACTCTTGAAAAGTAAATGATCTATGTCTTAATACTTGTGCAGCAATACCCCTAGTAGTTTCAATCTCTACAGTCAGGTGTGCCTGTTCAAATACAGACCAATGGTTGTGCTTAATACAATACTTAAGTAACCCTGATACGTTAGGGTTCTCCTGATTGTTCGGGTTGCTCACCCTCGCTACATAACCCATCGTCTCCTCCGCTTTCGGAGTCACCGAGATCAATTTCACGTTCGACATATCCAAATCCTTTTCTTTTGTATTTTTGTTTACGTATCTCATCCTGCACTAACTCATCATAAAAACCAGACATTAAATACTCATACTCTTTTGGAGAGTAGAGGTCTGGTTTGCGTAATGCTTTTTTAATGGCACGAAGTTTTCCTTTTCGCTTCATCTTTTTCAACGAATTTTTATCGGGAAAAATTTTTCCGAATTCATGGAATCAGAAAGTCAAATTTCCCTCATATTATAACACTATATGAAGTTAATGTCAACGAGTCTCACTAGATCTTCTGTCTACATCGGTCATAGTCTGACTTGATTTAAAATATTTGTTTACAACTTCTACTTGATCATCATACCTAGCAATCTTATCAAGTTCAACTTGAATTGCTTCAGTGATGTCTGAATGCTCTCCAATACCTGCTGGATGTTCTAGATATACTTCTACATTTGCTTTGTGTTTAGCAATCTCACCTTGAGCATGTGCGAGGACTGCTCGTAGTAATTGTTCTCTCATATGTAACATACTTTATCTCCAATGTGTATATTATATAATAAAAAAAGACCCCTGTCAAGCAGAGGTCTTTAAGTTTAATTCGGATGAAACTTAACTACAAGGAACTGCTTTAGTTACCTTGTGTCCACGATACATTAAATCGTGACGCTGACGTTTGGTTGCTTCATCAAGTACCATTCTACGATACTCTTCAGAGTCATAAGAGACTCCTCTGTAAGTGACTTGTGCCATTGGCTTGTCCTCTGGATAGGGTGGATGACCCCGTTCCTTCAGTCCACATTTGCGTCCTCCGAAGAGGATGAACGATCCGTTCCGTGTCGGCTTACTTGCGACCCTTTTGGGTTGAACGATGTGTTAATATTAACACAGGTATAGTATATAGTCAAGTAGGTTTGTATCCTATGATACAGTTTTATAATCTTTTAACATTTGATCTCTGTACACTCTTGCCTGTTCATATCTTTCACACAACTCATTCATCCAAATTCTTTCTTCTAATGTAACTGATACTCCATCAGTTGTAAGCATTCTACAGCAGATGTCAGTTAATTTTAGCATGGTTAAACTATTTGTTCTCATATCGAATGTATTAAAGAATTATTAGCAGGAGGAATCATATTTTGAAGTGTACCATTATCCTGATGATAAACAAGGTTATGATATTTTAGTTTAGCATTTACATCTAAATCATAGTAAAAATAATGTCTCCCATATCTTGGTGCTTGTACAACCCATTCACCTAAAGGATTTACTACACCACTTTGTGAAGATGTTTTGTATTTGTCAATAGTATTATCATTACCATCCCATCCCCATTCTACACAAGTATCAACTGTAAGAATATGACAAATCCCAGAAAATGCAGTCATTTTTAACCACCCTTCATGCCATGTGTCATAAACATTATCTCTGATACTAGCAAGATGTTTTCCTGCTTTCTCAATTGTCTCGTCAGGAAATTTATACCCATTAGTTGAATGGAAAATTAAATCTGGACAATCTTCACAAACATCTTCCATAATAGACTTAATTGATACCATACCAGGATGATTTCCATTCTTTCTACTGAAACTCCACATATCATTGCATATCATACCAATACAACGCATGTCAAATTTATGTAACTCAAAAATATGAGGAGGTTCAAAAGAAGCAACACAAGGTTGATCAAATCCAACTATTACCGTTTTATCAGTTATATTATACAAGTCTCCAAGTTTATTATAATACCTAATTTGATTACGAGCAAGATTTCCACCTTCTTCTTCGGAAAGAATACAAGTTCCTAAATTTAATCCTACACCAACTTTCTTTTGATAATCTTGAACTTCTTTTAGAGCATCAGAAAGATTTATATCATCTCTCGCTTCTTCTGTTTTTCTATACAACCAATGATAAGGATCGTAACCAGAAAGACAAGCCTCTGGTGTTTGAATTATATCTACATCATTATCTGCAGCCCAGTCTAAAGCTTTCTTAATTTCATTGAGATTATATGCAATGCTCACGTCATTGATTGGAATCTGTGCTCCAGCAATTCTAATTGTATTACTCATAATTATTTGGGTGTTCTCCATGTATCAGTTTGATCAATCAACCACTCATACTTATCAGTTTGCTCTTTACATGATGGGCAAGTAAGTGATGAGAATGACAGACGATATATCCTAGTTATACTCTCACAATTTGGACACTTAATATTCTTACCATTCTTACCAGCACGTGACCGTTTGCATATAAGTTGGTAGTCTTCAGTGACTTTTTGTTTGCCACCGTTGATTATAATTTTTTTAGTTGCTTGTATCATTTGTTAATTTATTATACCAATATAAAAAATCATTCTTGTCTTCAATGGTTACAATTTCTCCTGTACTATGGATGATCATGATACCTAGAGGTCCATCTTCATCTTCCATAGAAAGATAGTCTATGTCGGGTGTTAACTTAACGCCCTTCATTCCTTGCCCTCCTCTGACTTTTTTTCTTTTACATCCTCCTCTTTTTTCTTTGCTCTCTTCCTTGTCTTTCTTTCTGGTTTCTTTAACATACTAATGTCCCATCTGTTAGGATTAACTAGTCCTCCAGTGTTATCAATCTTCTTCAAATCCTGCTTATACTTGTCCCAATAGTAATCAAACAGTTCTGATTTTTTATCTCCAACAGAAACATCATACTGAACTTTCCCATCCTTCACATACTCTACAAGATATGAAGTGTAAGGTAGGGACGTATCACTAGCATCTTTTACTTGACAATTTTCATACAATATCTTCATCCTCTATTACCCCATTCTATTGAAGGAAATGCAGTCTCTACACATGCACGAGTGACTCTGTATTTTTTATTCAATGCCTTGTCTTTCACAAGTATTAAAAGTTCTGCCTCTTCTATAGATAGACCCTCTAACATCTGAATGAATAAATTCTCTCGTTGTGATTGCTTTATAGATGAACCACCTTTAAAGAAAAGATATAACTTACGATACTCTTGTTCCAATACAGTATGTTCTGTACCTACAGGAGCATCGTTCTTCTCGAAAGGCACATCACCTTCAGGTAACAATGATTGAACAGTTTCATCAAAGTTTGCAATCAATACTGAACGCAATGCATTAGTATTATTATCCTGTAGGATCTTTACCTTTTGTGCTTTTGTTTTGGCACTATGTACCTTCTGTAGTACTTCAGATATCAATAGTTTCATTAGTCAAATAGAATAATATTTGTTAGTATTTAGTCTTCGTCATCGTAAACTTCATCCTCATCTAGAAATCTAACTGTGAGAAGTTCTTCGTTCACCACCATACCATTGTCATCATACATCTCTGGATGTTCAGGTAAACTACGCTTTGTATGCATGAAATCATAAAGGAAATCATTTGCTACCCAACCTATTAATACACCTAGGATAAGGGATAATATAATTGATGTACCTGAAAAGAATAAAAATTCTGATGATGGCATGGTATCCTCTTGCAATGTTATTTTGTATCAACATCCTCCCAAGTGAATTCTATTCTAATAGAGAATAACTTTTTAAGGAGAACAAAAGTCTGCAATATTTTGAGACCCTTTGAGTTCTTTCTGGAAGCCCTCCTTAACATAAGTTCTACACCTTTATTTATGGTGGTCTCTGTAGAATTTTTACGTGGAGTATTCATCTTTGCCTCAACTTCTTACCGTATCCTTTATCAACAAGGTACTTGGCAGTGTTTTGTAGTCCTCCGATTTCCTCACCATCTATTATAACATGAGGAAATCCAACAGCATTAGGATACTCTATTTCGAACTGCGATTTAGTTAGGTCTGTACCTATAACAACCGATGAATAATCCTCATCAATTATTCTAAACAACTCCTTAACCTTATCACAATAATGACAAGCAGGTATAGTATAGATTTTAATGTGGGTCATAACGATGTATAACTGAAAATACAATTCCCGTTGAGATTAGTACAATAACAATGAGTGTTAATAATAAATGCATAATTAATTAAATCCAATCGGGTTTTCTGGATGGGTCACGTAGATAATTAGATGCAACCCAAGGTTTGCTGGCAATGTAAGTTTTGTAAGCAGTAAAAGTATCAATGCTTGTGTCATGTTTATACTCATCAGGCATAGCACGAGTAAATGATTCAGGTGGAGTTGGTTTCAATGATGGTAGTAGAAATCCTACTTCTAGTATAGTTTTCTCACAACTATGAATTTTATCATACCTATGTTTGTATTCCATACATAATCCAATACCATGAGCAACTAACCATCGTGTATTAACAATTGATTCATTTGCCCACACAGTACAAGGATGATTACGAAAGGCACCCTTCTCTGTTTTGTATGGTGTACCATCTTTCTTGTGTATCTGACCGTAACCATGACCCCACTTGTCAGAACAAACAATAGAAAGCATTTGACATGTTTCTAAAGGCATCTTAACGACATGCTTATCTGGTAAGCATTGAGCAGACTTATAGGGTGACGGATCAGTCACAAATATATTCATAAAAAAAAGGGGTCGTGAGACCCCTTAATTATATCAGATTGTCAGCAGTGTGTCAACCGATAGAAGGTGCAACAAGAGCAACTTCAGATGAACCAGCAGATGCTAGGTCAAGTGGGAAGTTGTGTGCATTTCTTTCGTGCATTACTTCCATACC